AGATTTTCTATTGACTGTCGTTGAAGCTGCGGCTGTCCTTATACCTTGTTCTTGTAGTAAAGCAGCTTTATTACCTTCTTCATTGCTAATATTGACAATAGGAGCGAATCCGGGTTCAGACTGTAATTCAGCTTTCTTTAATGCCATAGCTTGATTAAATATATCATTGCCAACAATAGTACCGTCTACATTGGCAGATACGGCAGTACCGGTTTGGAATTTATCAGGTTTAGCTAATAGCTTTACTCTAAGTTGATTTAATGCGCTAGATTGTTCTCTTTCCTTTTTACGAATATTACGCATTGTTTCACCTAGCGTTTGTGTAGCTATTTGAGCGTCTTGTAGATTACTATTATCACCTTGTAATTGAGTTACCTGTGGCATTATTTCTTCTCCAATTTTTTATTCTTTTGACTGCCAATCTCATTAAGTATATTACCTGTATTAGCTCCAGCCTGTATCATAGATAATAGACCAGAATACTTACTAGGCTTTTGCACATAATTAGCAGAATCATCGATAGCAAATCGTTGTTGGGTACCTGCCATAAGTTGTTGTAATTTACCAGATTCTTCTTGAGCTTTCTGACCTTGTAATCCGGCAATAGCAGTATCATATTGCCCACTAGTTTGCATAACAGGAGCAGCAGCTTTAATACCTTGCAATTGAGCAGATGATACATCACCGCCTAACCCACCTGCTGTTGCTGCTGTTGCTCCAATATTAGAAGCTTGTTGTACTGCACCTGATTTAGCAGTTTCTAACGCCAATTGAGAAGCACGTCTATTAGCTTCAGGATCTGTGGCTAAATTCAATTCTCTATTAGCAGTATTTTGAGCTTGAGCAGTTCTACCTTCCCAATATTTCTTTTCATTACCACCATTGTTAAGCATAGACAATAAACCACCGCCTAAAGCTCCAGCTAATCCAGCATAAGCTCCACCGGTGGTAGTATCGTCTTGTACTATATCAGTTCCAGTATTCCCTTGTGGAATAGGAATAGCAGTAGGGGCAGTTTCAATACGCTGTTGTAAATTAACAGGTTGATTAGATATAGTAGTCATTTGTCCAGTATCACCTTGATTAGAACCTTGCTTAGGATCAACAGATGAATATTGGTTTATATCGCCAATATCAGGTGCGTTAGGATCTATTGGAGTAATTGGTTGTTGTTGATCTAGTACAGGATAACGTTTCTTTACTCTACTTAAAGCATCTTCTATTCTATTAGACTTATAATATGGATTACCGATCATTATATTCTCCTTGTTTCCATAAAGTTATTAGGAGGTTGTAATTTAGCTAATTGTTCTTTTCTATCTTGATCTATACTTGACATCGATTGCAATTGTCCTGCTTCAACGGATAATGATTGATTAGCAATTTCTTTAGCCTTTTGTAATTGCTCGGCTTTCTTTTGTTCATCAGATTTACCACCACCTATCATACCACCAAATGCTCCTCCTATCATACCACCAACTCCGGGTAATAACAAATTGCCAATAGTAGATAATCCAGCAGATGTAATTTGACTAGTATCACCATTAACAGCTCCATTAATGGCATTAGAGACACTATTAGTAGGTAAGCCGATAAAGTTATCGGCTACGCTACTATTAGTGCTAGAATCGCTTGTTTGAGGCTTTTGTTGTTGCTTACCTAATATAGAAGCAAAGTCTATCATTTTATACCCTATTGCAATCTTTACATTTACTTGCAAATATAACTTGTTTTGTCGAATGTTCTTCTATTTTATTTTTTACTACTTCCATGGAAGCATACAATTCTACAATATCTTTTTCAGTTTGACTAACTCTACCTTCAAACTTAGTTTCATTTATACGTCTTTCTTCCATAGCATCTTTAATTACATTGACGCTTTTTTGTAAAACATCAATAGATTCTTTAACATCTTTTTTAAACTCATCTACGGACTTAATAACTTGTCCATAAGTGTTTTTGATAAACCAACCAACAATACCTAAAGTAGTGGTGGATATAAATAACAATACAGTTAATATTGTTTTCATTAAATCAGGTGATTCCATGTTTTACCTTTGTGTATTTCTATTTTGAATAGCCGATGGATCTGTTAAATAAGTATTAGTTACGCTATCAAATGATAAAGCATAAAAAGTATAAGTACTACCACGTGAAAGGCCAGAAATTGTAATATTGTTATTTGTATTCCCTTTATAAACTGCAAATCCATTTCCTATTGAACTACCTGATCCAAATATTGTATTAGCAGTATAATTAGTTCCATCAATTGGGAATGTAGATAATGGAATTGGAGGCGTCAACAATATATTATCACCATATCCTTTGTAGAAACCTATTATAAGACAATTATCTCCATTGCCTATTGATGATAAATTTAATACTAAATTTGTAGCAGTTCTTGTTACATAACTTAAAGTAGCTTGTACTGTTGGTCTGTTAGGATTCTTATCTACTGTATCTAAATATGCTTGTCTCATTTTATTTTAATTTATATTCTTAAATTGTATTTAATTCGCCAGATACTTGCCATCTTAAAACATTATTAACTTTAATTACCGAAAACTCTCTAGCTAAATTAGAATTTATATTGAATGAATTGCTAGCTGCTATACTTCCAGAAGGTAATGAAACAGCTATTGGGGCAGCAGCAGTATTTTTAATATATATAACTGCATATCTATTACTAGCTAAATTAGATATAGCCACACTAATTGGAGTAGCACAGGTAATATCAAAGTAATTGTAATATACACAATCAAATGTTATTGTACCAGAACTAGCTCCAATATTATTATAATATACATCTGCGAATGTTGCTTCCAATACGCTAGAAGCATTAAACTTTAACGTAGATCCAGCTGTTCCAGTTGGTAAACTAGATGATTGATTAACCGATATGCCCATTATAGGTTTACCAACATAACCGCTAGGAAACGCTGTACTCCTAATATGAACTATTGTTATCATTTTAGATTCATTATTTGCTAAAGTAAACGTTGTTATAGGGCATGATACAAGTCTATAGGTAGTATTGGATACTGGTAAATTAACTGTTACTGTACTACCACCTATATTACGAATAATAATAAAATGAACTTTATCTACTATTTGAGAAGGTTCTCCTAAAGCAGTTAAGTCTATTGTTGCAGCACCAGTATAATCAATATATAATATATTATAATCTATAAATGACTGAATAGCTGTAAATATTTCTCCAGTCGTAGAATAAGTCCTATATTGTATTACTTCAGGACTATTAGCTAAATAATCAGCTACAAAAGTACCTAAGCCGCTTAAATGTTGATTAGAAGTACCCGGAAACTTAGGCATTAAACCATGTTTTGTAGTATCTGCATTATTTGTAGTAACATCGCTAAAACTTAAATCTATTTCAGTTACAGATGAATCTTTTATTTGAGTACCCGGAATTTGAGTTGCAGCCATTATTTATTTCCAGTATGTGACTACTAATTTATCTGTTGATAAAGGAGCTGTAAGCATTGTTATTGTAGCGCCTGATATAGTATAATCATTGCCGGCTCCAGCATCCATCAATATACCATTGACAAATACTTCTTCTTTACCTGATACAGGAGTATTAGCTAATGTGAATGTAGTGTTAGAGCCATTCTTAGAACCAGTCGGAACTTCTCTAACAATAAGATCTGCTAACAAAGTTGCTTTACTTATTTTAGTATTAAATGTATTCCAGTCTGTAGAACTTAAATAACCACTTTGAGAAGTGTTAGCTTGTTTAACGGTTATTGTAGCCCCAGATCCAATTACTGCTCCAGCTCCACCTGCTATAGTTAATACACTAGATGTAAGTTCTGACAATGAACCTTTAGTAACAGCTGGTTCTTTAGTATTAAATGTAATCCAATCAGCAGCTGATAAATAACCGCCACTACCACTACTAGCTACTTTAACTTCTATTGTGGTATGGTAAAACAATGAATTTACTGAACCAGCTCCACCATTAAAAACTAATACATTAGAATTGGTTTCATCAAGATTACCTTTAGTAACAGTAGGTTCTGCTCCAATCATTGAAGCTGTTAATGATACTCCATTAACTTGATAAGTCTGTCCAGTCGGTATATTAACACTACCACCAGATGTTATTTTAGCTAAACTTTGAACATGTGTTCTAGCTCCACTAGCACTTTGTGTAATAATAGATGTTGATACTCCAGTTGTATCTGTTGTAATAACAGCTCCATCAATATTAGCTTGAGTTACTAACCAATTAGCTCCAACAGCTGCTTGAGTTCCAGTTACACTTGTAACATAACATTCTATTCTATCACCGACCTCTACATTAAGTCCTGAAGCTCCACCTATCTTGCCAGCGACTGTAACTCTATAAACATCACCAACAGTACCAGCCGGATAATTAGGGTTCGTAGAACAGTCTATACCGCCCTTTAAAGCAGTACCGCTAACTACTCCAGCTATTGCAGTATCTAACTGCGATTTATTGATTGCGTCAGTATTATTGGTACCATTAGCTAAGCCTGTAATCTTATAACTATTGAACGGTACATCTGCATCAGCATAGAATTGTCTAGAGGCTCTAATTTGTGTCGTAGACATTTTCCCTCACTTAGAATTTATTATAAATAATATACAAATCGTCATACATTCCTATTGTCGAAGGAGCGAAGGTTAATGTTATTTCCTTATCAGCAGATTCTGAATAATTAGATTTAGCTAATAACATACCATTACAGAATATAGCTAATGAACCTGTTTGATAAGAATAAGTAGTTATAAACACTTGATTAACATTATTAACTACTCCATGTAATTGTTCTCTTATAACAGTACCAGTAGCGGTACTATCTTGTTCATAGATTATTTGCAAGTCATCTACTATACCTGTTCTAGAAGGTATAAAGGATACAACAATTGTTCTATTGTTCAACTCTGAATAATCAAAACCACGTCTTTGTTTTATACCATTATAGAACACACTTGTTGTATAAGGTATAAAATCATATCCGGTAGTAAATGTTTGGTTATAATCATCAATAGCTCCATTTAGATTTTCGACTATTTGTTTATTAACTCCAGTAGTAACCGTAGTAGTTAATAATTCTTTTAAAGCCTCTATATCTATTTGAGTAGGAGATATTAAACTAGATTGATTTAGTATCATTAAGATATTTCTATATGAGTTTTGTATTTAGCTAATAAATCAAATCCACCATTAGCTTTTGTAAATTGCCATATCAAAGTAAATATTTCTCTACCGTCGCTATTCCAAGTCTTTTCTAATTTAGCCGGAAATCCCATGCCAGTAAAACCTATTCGATAGTTAATTCCATTAATAACAAAATTAACTACTCTATTATTACTTATACAGGAATTAATGAATCCAGCTTTAGATACATACTCAACCGTATCATAAGTTATACCGCCTATTGGAAAACTATAATCAGTAATGTCGTAATTAGTTTCATTATCAATTATAGTTATTGGCATATTGAAACTAGAAAATAACCCATTAGTTTTAAGATATTTCAATAAAGCCATTTTACTTAAATGAGCATTTATTTTTATACTAACTTCAGATCTACTGGCATTCTCTCTAGTTTCGTTTAGTTCTACAACTGTTGGTACAATAAATACGCCTTCTATATAGTTAAGCCTAGTATCTATAAAATTTAAAGTCTTAACTATCTTTTCACTTACTATGCTACTATTATGTTTAACACTTAAATCTTGTTCAAAAGTTTGTCCTTGAGTATCTGGACTAGTTTCAGTCCCCACCTGACCAAAGGGACTACCGACAATTTTAGCGTCGGTGGTTGATTTGGTAGCTTGAGACAATTGTTTACCAATTCGTTCAAACTCTTTTTGAGTTTCGAGATTATCATGTCTCCATCCTGTTGCAGCTGTTGTACGTATAGGCATTATTATTTCCGTTTCATTGAAACTATTCTAACAATAATAGCTTTTATTTTAATAGTATGTTTAGATATATATTGGAACGTCGCTCTACGAAACTTACTTCTCAATGGTAGCATTAACTTAATAGATTCATTAGATACTATATTATCATCTCCATAACTTATATCAATAGGAGTTTGTAATTGCTTATAAGCTGATAAAGGATTTGAAGGTTCCATAACCGGATCCATATTCAATTTAATCATATCGTTAATTGGATCAACAGTATTATTGATACTACTTCTATAAGCAATAGAGAACGTAGGTTCAACGTTATCATAGGCAGGAGCATTAGATATAGGTTCGACTGCTAAGAACGCTGAATGAAGTATATTATCGTCTACTGAATCACCTAGCTCATGTGATCTCAAAGATGTATTAATATCATTAGTAAATATAAGATCTTTGTTGCCAGAGTTTTGAGTATCTATTTTAGAAAACTTTAACACTCCATCTTCAATCAAAGGAGTTTGTAAATCAGGTTTAGCAAATAAATATCTATGATTGACAGAATATGACAATTTCTCATTTCTAAGATATGATTCTATTCTCCAATTATTAAACGTAAATGAATATATAAGGTTTAAAGACGTTTTAAGACTATTTAATACAACAGGCGATGAAAGTATCAATTCATTATTAATCTCGTCGTATAGAAGCTCTGCATAGTTATTATAGCCATTTATAATAGAATTAGCCGGCAGAACAAACGATTGATTGTGAGCCATGAAAGTATAGTTATTACCTATCATCAAAGATTGATATAAACTTGTAATAGCTAAACCTCTTTCAGGGTTATTAGTCAATGACATAGGTAGTCTACCATCGCTTATCCATATACCATTGCTATCACAGAATACAAAGCCATCTGGGCATACGCATACAGTCTTTTGACTAAATGTACCATGACCTTGTACCGAATCTAACACTTCCCATTGTTCAGCTGTATAAGCTTGAGCAACACTCATTCTAAAGAACTCATCTTTTGTAAATGCTACCAACTGTTCTCTATAAACAATACCCGCAGTATGATTTTCCTGTCCAAACGTAATCTGATTTTCCTCTGGAAAAATATCCCAAGCTGGTTTACCATTTTGAATTAAACACCATCTCCATACTGCAGGTTCTATATTACCAAATTCATCTAAACATTTACCAATATAAACAACTCCATTAGAAACAACTATCAATCCTGCTCCAGTACCTTTCCATACTTTACCGGAGAAGCCTAAATTTAATACCGGACTATCGGTAGGGTAATCCCAAACACAAAAATCAGGCGTTAATGACGTCAGAGGATCGCTAGCATCAAAAGGCATAGTAACACCTGTTATCTCAGTATAAGTCTCATGTGGAAGTTTATCTAAGGCAGGAATGCCATTTAAAGTACCAAAGCTATTCTCATCTGTACCAACTGCCCAAATACACTTATTATTTGAATCGTCTTTCCAAGCATTAGATACATTAAATCGTTTATCGTAAGTCTGCCATGATTCTATTTTGTTACCATCTCCAACTATTCTAAATTCTTTGATTAAAGAATAAACTGAATAATCTTGTTCGCCGGAAGATGTTAACTGAATATCTTTAGGTTTAGAATATAAGGTAGTAGGTGGTTCAATAGCTTGAGAAGTAATAGATTTTAACAAACCTTTTTGAGTTAAATCAGGTTGTACTACATATACTTTTATAGCTGATATATTATGGCTCAATAGATCTGATATACAATCATGTCCAATAGAAACTGTAAAACATAAATATTTAGGTTTAATATGTGTCCATGGATAATTGGCATATTCTAATCTTTGAAAAACAGTACCATTCCATGAATGTCTACCTTCAGTAGCATCAGATGTTTGACCACCAGATAATTTCCAGTCGCCTCTATCAGTATTAGTAAATGTCCATGACTTAGTAGAAATAGAAGTTTGTTTAATTAATTCATGTTCAGCATAATCTATTTTTATAGGACAATGTTGTGCCATCAAATATGTAGAATCGTCTTGATTTGTAACCGATGAAGGATAATAGCCATCTCTTGTTATATTATGAGTATATTGGCCTAAAACTGTTTCAATATTATTTTCTACTATAGTAATAAGAAAAGTTATTTTTTCATCTGGAAACCAATTTCTAGGCATTTTATTAGAAATATAATTTGGTATAGCAAAAGTAATCAGTTTATTACTTTGTACAAAATCTTTATCCAAAGTATAAAATCTATCTTCTGGATTACTATAATCCATATTATTATTTAATACTGGACTTAGACAATTATATATTTTATTTGAACTGTTATTATAAACTATTCTAGAATTACTATCAAAATCATCATATAGTTCTTCATAAGTTAATGTACCCTGATCTGGATGCGCAAAATCAATATCTGTTGAATTGTGTAATATAGAAGATATTGATTCAGTATATCTTCTTGGTTTGTGATAATGCCAAGAATTTTTTACATCATCAACTATTTCTTTATTATCAGGTAATTCAGGAGTAACTACGTAAGCATGTAATTTGTTATGTATTTTACTATCTCCAATTTCAGATAGTTTCTCCCATACATGGAAAGTAATACATTCATCTAATGTTCTAGTGTCTGTAATTGGAACTGAATTATCTTTGAATATAACTTTAAATTTATTTACTAAACTTCTATTAGGTTCAAATACTTTTAAACATGATAGATCGCCATAAGGTAAATAATTTTGAGTAAATGTTAATCCTTCTAAATTACCAACTCCATTTAACCAAACATTACCATTTGCTCTTATTTTAGTTTTATCCCAATATGCAAATTTATAAACTGGATAAACTTTCTCAGTATTAGGATAACTAACGGTATTTACAAAATATAAAGCCTCTCCATATCTACAATAGTCTGCTAATTCTCCAATTGGCAAGTAACCTTTAAAACGGACGTCAGAAACGTCGTCTAAGGCGTTAAACCATTCGGTCTCGATTACTTTATTGCCTAAAGGATTACCAGCCGTAAATCGACTGCAAAAGGCATAGAAACGTACTCCATCTTTTTGAACTACCGCAAATGGCATTTTATAGGCAATTGGTTGGCTCATATTCATAGAACCTACAGAATAGGTCTTATTTCCTTGAATTGTCCAATTATCTATTGAAGTATCATAAGTTTCAATATATCTCTTAACAAGTGACTTGGACTCTAAATTAGGATTCCAGTTATTCATAAATAGAACTGATTGAAATACTCCTTCATTATCCAAATCACTTTGTTTGAAATTTTCTACAATTCCACGTTCAAATGTTATAGTGATATATTTTACTATTTTACTCATTTTTATTCCGGTAAGAAATTATGTGCTTGATGTTGAATACTTGACTGATTGTCTTTTGGCATTTGAGCATGAAACTTAGATTTTCTCATTTCTTTATCATAAGCATTTTTGGCATATCCTAACTGAGCTTGAATATTCATATTACCTTGCATAAACATTCTCTCTAATATCCTAAATAATAAACCGTATCTTATAGTAGGATAAATAAAATCAGGTACTATACTTTGAATTGCTTGATTTTGATTAGCAAAGTCTTGCTTAACTGCTAATGATACATTTGATGTTACTTTACCACTTATTAATGAAGCGTCCCAAACCTCTAGATCATAAGGTTGAGAAGTGATAAAGTCAATTACAATAGTTTCATCTAATAAGATAGCAGAAGGAAATGTTAATACAAAGCCATCAGTAGAATCTCTTTGTGTAGCAAACGCTGACATTGGTACTATACTTGTATTACCACTAAACGAAAGATTACCGGCTCCAGTAGATTGTATAGTCTGTATAGAATATTCTCTAGTTTCAAGTGTCTGTAATCCATTAGTCCTAATAGCTCTTAGAATGCGATATGGAGCGATAACTTCATTAGCCGCATTCTTGTATGGAACAAATACTGAAAAGACTGGAGTAGAGCCTGTAACAGTTACAGGAGTACCTGTCCATCTAGCAACCCAAGTTTCAGTTTCTCTAGCTACATCATTGATAGTTAAATTAAGTAAATCTAAATATTCACCATTTTGAATTATCTCTTTAGCTAGATCGCCAATATCAGATTGTACATCGCTTAATACATTTATTACTAATTTAGGCATTAGATTACTCTAGGTTTAATAAATCCAAGTAATTTAAATTTATCCGTACTCTTCAAACTACGTTTACGTGACATTACCATATCGCCATTGCTATTGTTATGGTCAGAGGTATTACCTTCGATAGTCCAGAATATGCCATCGTTATTAGGAGCTGTCATAAGTATACCTACATGACCAGTCGAATTACCAGTTTGCCAACATACTGCAGAACCAACTGTAAAATCAGTCAAACTTAAATCTTCTTTTCTATTAGCTACTGTACGTAACACAGAGGGCGTATAAACCTTTAAAATATCTTTAACGATAGAATTGTCATGTGGCATTGAATAGTATTGCTCTAGGGCTTCTTTGAGGCATAGCTTGTAGAATATAGCACACCATGACCAACCAATTTGCCATCCCATTGCTACCATTTTAGCTTCAAACTTTTTATCTACCCAACCAGCGTTATTACCAACTTCTTTTTGACCAACATAACTGTTAGCTACTTGAAATACTAAATTTCCTAATAATTGTTCTTTTGTCATTATACTTTCTCTAAACAATTTTTACAAATATCGTCTTTAGTTAAAATTCCTTCTTTGCAAACCTTTTTTGGTATCTTGCCATTATATAACTTAAATTGTCTACCGCGATTCATACAAAAGTCGCCTTGCTTCAATTTACACTTAGTCATTTTATCCTCTTGATTGTTGGTTACCGTATCTAGTTTTCTCTCTTTCAGATTTCTCGAATTGTACTTCCTGACCTACCTTTTGATTTAACTGTTGTATTGATTGATCTATCAATTGTTCTAACTGAGCAGGTACCTGTTGGTTCAATTGTTCTAATATCATCTTTTGAACCATCTGCAAACACAATCTCATAAACTTATCAGGTAGATCTACAAACATAGTAAATCCAGTACCAACTGCTAATGGTGGTAAGCCATTGTCTAATTGAGGTTGTCTATATGCCCAGATACTAATATAAGGATCAGTACCTACAATCTGATAATCTGCTCTGTACATATTGCTAGTATAGAATGGAGCTAGTAATGTAGCACGATTAGTTGTTGTTATACTAGGACCTACAAAGAATACTAAATCGTCTCCATGATGTGTCCAAGCAACTGAGTGTCTCCAACCGCTATTATGATAAGTGTCTAATTGAGTTAATTCAGATATATCTTTTTTAATAACATTGCCGGCAAATGATATTGGATTACCTGTAGTATCTAATGCCTTTACAATACTAACTCTAGTAATCGAATCTATACCAACGGTAGTAGAAGTTAAATCAACATACTCTAATCCAGATGAATGCAATTGGTTCTCAAATGTAGCTTTAAATGTAACACCGTACCATGGATAAGAATTAGTATTTAGCATATCAGCTATATTAGATATAGCTAAGTTAGCGTGCGCTCTTACATGATCCATGTGGACGTATTCATGATCAGCTGTTCCAGTAATAACCATAGCTTCAGATACAAGTCTTTGATGTGTCCAAACTTTAGATAATGGTTGAATAGTATTATTCTGATTAACGCTGGCTATTGGCATTGTTATTTACTCCGATAGGTTTAATTGTTTGTCCCATTAATTGAGCATTCTCTAAATCCTCTGAATCCTGCCAAGCATACATAGAAGCTAATTGTAATACTCTAGGGAAGTATCTATTCTCAAATTGTATTTCAACTAACCAAGGTTTCTCATTACCTGCAATAGCATCTAAAGCTTGTTTAGCTGGATTAGCCGGATAAGGTATATATCTAACTTCTACTATACCACCATCCTTAATTTCCAAATGTTCATCTGATATATCTATTTTCTGCGAGAACTGATAGTAATAACCATAAGCATCTGGACGTAAAGACAATCTAGCATTAGCAACTTTAGAAGGATCACTAATTATATGAATAGGTATTTTATTATCGCTATTAGCATTAGTAAAATTAGATTCAGCAGATACTTGTAATATCCAAGCTATTTTAACATCGCTAGGCAAATCAACCTTACGATCAACTTTACTGTATGTGGCTCCAGTCGTAGTGATATGAGAAGGTATAAGTCTGGACAAAGCTATATTAGCGTCTTTACGTTCTAATGATTGTACTGCCGCTAGAACTTCGTCAAGTGTAGCTAACATAGCTCTATACAAATAACTATCTCTTTCCTTTGTAGAATATCTGGCTCCATTAGGAATATCAACCTCACTCAATAAAGGACTCCTTACGGAGTCCCCTAATGAGTTGGCTAGACTTAAGTGTGCATCTAGTCTTGTTATCATGCTAAATCCGCCGCATTAGCAATTATAAGAACTTTAACAGTAGCTGTATCTGTAATTGCTACATTACTAATTGCTATTGTACCAGCAGTTTTATCTATAGTAACTTGTTTAGCTAATATATAATCAACTGTTGCTCCTTTACGAAGTGTCATACTCATATCAATTGAAGCAGTTCCAGCAACTAAGGTTACTTCGCGTACAAATATTAATTTGTCGCCGGGACCTTCACCCCAAGTTCTTTCATAATTTCTTAATTGAAATACTTCTCCTAACATTTTATCTCCTATCGTGATATTTTATATAAAATTACTCTCAACGTTCTATTACGCCATTTAACAGGGAATTTACCAGATTTAGGAACTATAACAATCTGGCAACCTCCTTTCAAGTATCCATAATTCATTGTCATACCTTTAGTAACATGACATCCTTCAGGTGATACTCCAGCTACCCATCCAGTAGTTAAATTAGCTATAGTCGTATATGTAGAAGCTCGTCTAACTGCGCTAAATGGTAATGGAGCAAATTTCAATGTATCAGAGATATTAACCATAATAGAATCAATTTCCCAAATTGTACGAGTAGTCGAATCTATAATTTGATACTCAACTGCAAAGGCAATAGAATCTTTTACATCTAATCCAAAGGCGTCTGAAGTGATAGTATAAGTAGTTGAAACTGTGTCCATTTTACCGAAACTATATCTACCAATTTCTTCTAGTAATTTAGGACTTGTATATTGAGCTTGAGAGATTACTGTAAATGACAATAATGCTATAACCAATAAGATAAGTTTTTTCATTTATAACTCCTATAAATCAAAATTAACGATAGATTGATATTCTAAGTATTTACGTTCCAAACCTTTGATACCGATAATTTGATCTTTTTTCATATTAGTACCTTTCTCTTGAATATCAGGTTCATAACGCATATCCCAACCGTCATGTGTAACAGGAGTAAAAGCAGGTACTGACATATCTAAGCATAAAGCTCTCATACCCCAACCGGCCTCTTCCATTGTCGATAGAGGAATAATGTTTAACTTACCGCCGGCGGTAATAATAGATTCAATCTCAATATCAAAGTTAGCAGAAGCAGAAGCATCAGTTCTCAAATAACCGGAAGCATAGAATGCTTTTTTCAACTCAGTATATAGAGAATAACCTACAAACATATCACGCTCTTGAGAACCGCCTAACTCAAAGATAGGACGTCCTAAATCTAATAAACCTTGGTATGTTAAAGCAGGTTGTTTGTATTCGATAATGTGAGCATCATCTTTGATAATAGATTCTACTACTCCACCCATCAAATACTCAACTTTACCGTTTTGATCCATCGACTTACCTTTACGTCCGAATAGATATGTTCTTTCAATATCCATATTCATACGTCTAGTTGTAAGCATCTTATTGATCTCGAAAGGAGTTTTACTTAACAAGTTTTTGTTAATATCAGATTCAGCTGTTTTCTCAACTGCGTACTTAAACTCTTGAGTAAAGTTATTATCGATAACTGGATTTTTGTGTAATCCATTAGGTGCACCAGTACCCTCTTTAAATACAGGTAGCATACGTAACAACATATCGCCTTCTTTGATTACGCCGTTAGTTAAATCTGCTGTAATAGAAGTATCGATAATATCTGTTGGTATCATTGAACCACCCATATCTCTAGAGTGAGGTCCGGTATAGCATCTATTAACAACGATATAACTTATTCCACTACTAATAGCATTTGGCTCAGAGATATGAACTACTTTCATTGGTTCGTAGTCAACGAAATATTCATTGCTAGCTCCTTTACCCCATAAACGAGAGAACGCTACTGATGTTGGCATATAACCTGTTGTATAGCCTAACGCTGGTCCGATATTGACTGGATTTGAATTGTACGTACCATTGCTATTAACAGATGTTTGTGACATTTGCGTAGCTCCGGTAGGTACGCCTTTTACGTAAGCATATAGCTTAGTATTGATAAGCATATCATTTAACTGCAACTGAGCGGCTTGTAAATTGGATATTGGTATTCTATTATGGATTCTACCATTAACAGAATCTGATGTACCGGTTACAAAAAATCTACGATCTAGTTCTGCCAATTCAGTAACCATGTGTTCACGATTAGGTACGCTTTTAGCTTTACCAAAACGTGTATGGACTGAAAACATAAACTTGTTAGTACCTTTTGTAATAAAGGCTAACTCGCCTAATCTATCTAGACCACGAGAAGTAAATCTTTCCGGTATGGTACCGGTAGCAGAAAACCCTGACCATATATCGCCTTCTACTCTGACTTGAGGAACTTCCATTTGTTTTCCTTTTAACTTAATTAATAATTAAAATCTGGTAATCCGTTGTTACTGTTTGAAAAAGCATGGAAATAATTATCCATTCTCTTTTCCTCTGGTTTAACTTCAGGACTACTTGGTTTGATCGTTTTGCCAGCCTTTTTAAATTCTTGAGCGTTGGCTTCTCTACCTTTAACTAAACCTAATTGATAGGCTTGTTCAGCGTATGTATCAAAGTTTTTAGCACGGTGGATGTCTAGCAGTGTTGGTTGCCATGTCTCTACTTCTTTTATAAATGAGTTAAATTCATCTTCAGGAATATTTTTAAAGTATTTTTGTCGTTGTTCTACAATAGTCTTTTCTAACGCTTTAGGATCAGGTATACTAGCTTCAGCTTTAGTTTGAGCTTCTTGTAATGCTTGTTTAACTTCACGTTGTTTATCTAGCATCTTAGCAGACATTGAACTAGGATCGTCTAATGCTTCATTTGGATCATACTTATCTTTATAGTTAGAACCAAATGAATCTGATAGAACTCTATTAATTACTTTATTTTGTTCTTCTGGAGAAAATTGGACATCAATACCGCGTTTAGCTAAATTCTCTGGATAGTACAATTTAAACATTAATTCAGGATCATCTTTAAATGAAGTATGGATCTTTTTTAACGTTTCGTAATCCTCTTCTTCTTTTAATAGAGAATCTTTATATTGCTCTTTTAACGTCTTGCTAAATTCTTCTGACTTGTAATGATTAAGAGCTTTACGATAGTTTTGACGATAGAATTCAACTTCCTCTTTTTCATCTTTAAAAGTCTTAGGCTTATATTCATCAGGAATAAAAGAAGGATAATCTTCTTCTATCACTTCAGATTCTATATTATTATCAACAACTTCTTCAGATGTATCTGTTTCGCTTTCTAAAGGCGTAGTAGCTGTTGTAATATCTTCTTGGATACTTTCATCGACTGATTGAGTATTGTCTCCCCAGAAGGCGTTTACGGCTTCTATTTCGCTAGTTAAATCCATTATTCTTGTACCGGAATTTGTGAAAAAGTATTTGCTAATTGTTCAGTATTAGGTTTTAATGCTTCTATCTCGCTCATGTGAGGTGCGCCAGCAGTCCCTAATGCTTCAGCTTGTTGTTTAGCTTTAACAGCTTTAATATCGCCTTCAGCCTTTAAAGAAGCTGTATCAATTCTATTAGCTAATTCAGCTTGATATAAATTGTTCTCTAGCATGTTGATTCTATTTTGCAAATCCTTGGTCTCTTTATCCTTACTTTGTATCTGTCCTTCCATCATTTTGATTGTGTCAATATCTTCAGCTAATTGTCTTGATTCTGGAGCATCTATTAATTTAAGCATTGTTTTAGTTAAAGCATCTGCTACATAAGGATTCTTAGTTTGACCTGATATAGAGCCTAGTAATTGAGCGAACATTTGTTTATATGTAGGCATTGAATTAACAATATCTACTCTTACTTTGAATGATAAGTCATCTGGCATATCTAGAAATTGAACTGATTGTGGTTTATCCTCTGCATCAAAGTATTGAATCCATTTATCTCTAGGAGCATAAGCTTGTAGAAATCCAATTGTAGCCACCGATAAGTCCTCTAGAGCCGTTTCAATATCTCTAGCGAACATCTTTACCCTTTGAGTACCAAATGACTGTAAGGACTGTATACCGCCCATTGTTTGAGGTGCGCCGGCGGCATCGCCCTGCATAATAGAATTAATACCTGTTATGTACTCTACTAACTGTAAGAACGCTTGTAGAATATAAGATATATTTTGATTCATAGGTGACGGATCTACGACAATAGGTTGTCCGTTGTTTGGTAATGAAGGATCAGGTTCATATAAGTTTAATGAACCCGGTGTACTCCATGATTGTTCAAATTGCTTAACTTGCACAATAGAAGTTCTAGGAGCCAATACTTTACGCATACCATTTGATTGCATGTCATATATTAGCAATGCCCAAAACTTATTCATAGCTTTAACCAAGTCCATGATATAATGAATTATACCATAAGTCTTATTTGGAGAACCATTATGTGAGAATGTAAAGTGAACTATTGGATAACGTTCTATTGGTAAGTAATCTTCTTCTAATATCTTATCACCTACCATAATAGCGCATTTAATTCTTTTGCGTCTAATTTTGGTAAATGATTGTATTTGTCTTTTAGTACCGTCGGAATCAGATGTAAATTCAAATCCGGGTATTAGATCAGGCATTTGAGAAGCTTCTTTCATTTTAACTTGATTCTCATTTTGCAATTGAGCTAATACTTGATCTGTTTGTCCAAGACCTTTTTGATTATCCATTTGCTGTGAAACCTGCTCTTGGAATTGAGTATCAGTATCTGCTTGAATCAAAGGATCAGTATTCTCAGCTAACTGCATACCTTGAGTTTGAGTTTGAGAACCTTGGGCTATTTGACTTTGATTATTTTGTATCTCTGATAATAATTGCTGTTTAGTTTCATTAGGTATATCAATTGGGATAGGACGTTGAGTTGATACAAAACCATCATCTGACATATAAACATTAATTTCTTCTTTAAACCAAATCTTACGTAACAGCACATATTTAACTTTAACGTCCTCAGAACCCCAAGAAGAAGTATAATCAGGTATTGACATATTAACACCTACTAAGGCATTAATACCGTCAGGCATTGACTTTAAAGTCTCTTTATCTATTGTTATGCCATATTCATTTTCAGCTTTTTTGGCTGGTATCATATCAGCGAATATAATAAACTCTGCATCGCTAAAATCACACTTACGAGAATCAGGATCAATGAACCAATGTTTCCATGGTTTATGTTCAATCATAACATTGAATGCGGTCTCGTTATAGAAGTTATTCTCTCTAACCTGTAAGAATCCATCTCCAGTATTTAAAGCGTCTCTAAGAGCGTTTTTAAGCTCTCTATCGGCACGTGATTCATACCACACTCCATGATAACCTTTTGATAAAGATTCTATGAAGTCTGATACGCTGTCATCTCCAGCTATTAATCTAGGAAATGGTTTTGAACCGGTCAGGAAGGAAAGTAATTGTTCTATAATAGCATAAGATATTTTTGTACTTATTGGAATGTTATAAGTATTAATAATCTTATCTTGTTGATTTTCAGTAAATTGAGTTTTAGTATCATTTACGTCAGAATAGTAAAATTCCTCACATTGCTTTTTATATCTAAAAGCAATTGAAGATGCGCTAGAAGCTCTATTAGTCCAAGCATTATAAGTCTTTACTTTGTCATTACTTTTAGCCAATTTAGAAACTCCTGTATTTTGTCATATTCTGACAATTTCGTTGATTGCAAATATAAATAAAAAATAGTTTATAAAGCAAATACTTTTATAAACTTATAAAAAAAACCCTATCTTTTAAGGATAGGGTTTGACTAATGGATATAAACATCTTTAGATCTTCCGGGTTTAATAATAGTTTCTTTATCGAAAACAGTTTGTAAATTATCATATGCTTCTTTCTGTTTGAGTTTTTTTGATTTTTTTGGAATATTTAGTTCTTCCAATATTTCTATGAATATAATAAAATCAATAAAGAAATAATCATTTAGTTTACGTCTAATTTTCTTTTTCTTAGAATAAAATAAATTACTATGTTTTGGTACTATACCATTTGTTTTAAACAGTTGCAATATCTCAGATCTAATTTCTTTATCTTTTTTAGTATTTATATCTTTAGTAATATGTATATATTCCATTGCTACACAATAGTCTTCAAAAGTAAAAACATTTAATTTGAAATTATTTATTAATGCTGTACTACAAGCATATTTAAATATTGATTTTATCAGTCTAGGACTTAACGGTTCCATACGAACTCCTATATATAAATAAAAAACCTGTATATCTCAGCATGACATACAGGTAGAGGAAACAACTTATTATGGATTGATTAACGAATATGTTAATTAATTATTTTATTACAGAAAAACTTTACTTGTAATCAGACTGTAACTTATATTCGTCACGTTCATCATCTTCTTTTCTATCAGTACGCCATTGACGCTCCTGTTCGTCACGTTCATCAGAATCATCAATTTCTTCTTCTACATCGTCTTCTGGAGTAGCAATATCATAATTTGCTAATAGTTCTTCAAAGTCATCTGAATCCATATCGCATATATAACGTGATATTTCTTCTCCAATAGCCCAAGCACAATTATTTTTAAAGTGTGCCATTGTTAAAGATTCTTTACCAAACACAGTAAACATTGTTTCGTCTTTACCATAACAATCTTGCGCTAAATCAGTTAAGTAGTCTACGATTAACTCTTGATTATTATCGAAGAAGTCGCTAGTCTCAGTATAATATATAAATCCATGATAACCTCCACCAATACCATGTTCGTAAATATTGTACATATCATCAAGACATTCGCTTCCTAACTGTTCTCCTACTAACATAACTAATTGTAGTTTAGTTTCATCTTTTCTAAAATCATAACTACTATCATTAGTCTCTCTAAGTTTAGTTATAAATTCATCAAATGGTTTTTTGAATTTATCTATATCTTGATATACGTTCATACCCTTCTCTTTTTAGGTAATTTGTGAAATGTGAATTGATAATCGTTAATTTGGAAATTACCTGCAAAATCAACAGCTAATTCCTTTCCATCAAATTGATCAATTCTACTCCAGCAACGATTGTTCCAGTATGATACCTGCCATTTTTGAACAGTCGTTATTAAATGTACTCTAAGATTATTTATTATACTACCCAAAACGTCTTCGTTCCAGTATTTAGGAGGAAGACGTTTTGATAGTGATAAATAATCATCTTGAGCATGCAAACCATTTTGCATATAAGTTCCTTTAGTTATTTATTTAAAGAATCTTCTAATATTTGTCTACGTAATCTAAGTATTTGGCATTCTAAGTCTAAAAGTTTACCGTATACAAATATACTATATCCAATAATAAAAAATGTTAGAATAAGCAACCAAGAAATTAACGTATCGGTTATAATCATATATACTCCTAGATTAAATCTACTACTGGTTGATTAATAGTTGGTACGACAGTATCTAAACTATCCATAACGGAATTATCGATTATATGATATTCGATCTCTCCATTATTAAAATCAGGTTTCTCAATAAGTAATTGCAAGTCGTTTTGATTAGCCCAATTTATAATATCATGTAATGAATTCTTATCTAAAGGACTAGCGTCAAAATGTAAAGTCTTAACCTCTCCTAACTGCAATGCGGCTAATTTAAGCGCACTAATATATAACTTACTAGTTGATAACTGTTTCTTGTTTAAAGGCAAATTATCGACTAGAATGCCATTTAAAGAGATCTCAAATCCTTCAGGCAATTTAGCTTGAGATAATAAATCTTTGCGTTCTTTCTCAATAGACTTAACAGTATTATCAGCATTATAAGCAGTAATTTCTAATTGCTTTAATTCGTCTACTTGCCGGCGAGCTATATTGTTGTTACGTATTTTCTCGTTATCTAAACTAATATTAGCTATTTTAGAACTTAATTCTCCATCGTCATTTTTAGGTGAATTCTCTGAATCCATAAACCAGTCCTGTAGTTGAGCCATTTGTATTTCTAATAATTTAGCGCGTTCTAATAATTCATTAGCTTGTTTTAAATACTCATCTCTAGAAGCAATGATACTTTCATACTGTGTAGTTTTAGATTCATGTAGTTTATTATGAGAATCAATATTACCTACTTCTTTGATAAGATCAGTATAGTCAGTTTCAATTTCAGGTAATGCGCTATCGAATGGTAATTGTTTAGATTTAGATTCCTCAAATTGTCTATTACGATAAGTTCTATCAGCATAAGCAATTTTATAACGTTCATCAATAGCAGTAAAATCTACTTTGACTAATTTCTGCAACATTAATATTTGATCTTTAGGAGTTGAATTAAGGAAGTCGTCAATATCAAATAATGGAGGAAAGAATCTATCTCTAATCTCTTTAGTACAATTAGTTTTAATACCTTCACGAGTAATAAATTTCAATTGTTCTTTACCATCTTTAGAGAAGTTCCAAATAAACTTTTCTCCGGTTGTAAGCTCCATTGTAGCGATTCCATTGTTCTCTCCTTCCCTTACTATCAATTCAGGCTTTTCGCCTCTTAAACGGTCTGGGAACGTCTTTAATAAGGTAGATTTACCTTTGTTGTTCCCAGCTGTTACGATTACAGAACAACCATTGAATGTAGCATTATAATCAGATACTGATTTAAGATTGTGAATCGTTATATTGTGAATTTTGTTCATCGTATTTCCCAACGTGTAAATTATAAATTTGTAAAGCCATTCCAAGAATGGTATTAAGAAAACTTAATTCTTCTTCAAGTTTAGAGATTAATATTAAATCCTTTTCGCTCTCAGTATTTTCTTGAAGTAACGTAAGAGTTAGATTTCTATGTATATCAGAAAGTTCTTCTAATATTTCTTTATCCATTTTGTACTCCATTAGCGGGGAAATCAGTTACAAGTCTAGCAAATATAGCTTGATCTGATATTCCATTTTCTAGCATAGTTTTAAACATTATTTTTATTACTTGATAAGATGTTTCAATATTAGGCAAATTAACATCAAATATCATAGTTTTTGTTTCTTCGTTATACTTTACAAGCAATACTTCAGTATATCCATCTCTAATTTCTTCAGACATATTATTCCTTAAAATAAATCAATTATATTATTTGTTTTCGTTTCCATTTTAGATAAGTCTATATAATCTTCTGAAGGTGGAAACGATTCTACTATTTCAAAAGGTACTTCAACAACATGAGTAAATGTACTCTCAACTTTAGCAACAGATTGCTCTAAACTAATAGTAGAACCTTCTGAAGCGTAATAAGAACAGAATGGTTTAAGATCACAATAACCTTCGCATCTAGTATACGAACCTTGACGATAAGTTACTTCATTCGCCGGATTAGCTTGACAGAATAACAAAGCTTCATTTTGAGTATCGAATACTCTAGTAGCTCTAGTCGCTCCGGGTTTATTACATGCGAATTTAGGTTTCTTTTGCCAACGCTCTCTATCGTCGCAAGGAGTTAGAATACCATTTCTAGTTGCTTTATGTGCTTCAGTACGTAATCGTAAAAATTTAGTTAGATAATTCCAATCCCAAATTGGAACATCTAATACAATAATTGGAGCCGGTGGATAATTAGATTCATATAGTTTACTAGCTTTCCAATCAATAAAGAATACTAATACTTTTAATGAAGTTACTGGTATACCTTTTGAATCCATTAACCATTTATTAATATTCAATTGTTGAATCCACTCTTGTTTACCGTCTTTATTATAACAATAGGTATCAACGCCGGCAGTCTTGTAATCCCATAAAGTATGATCTTTAGGGTCCCACAAATCTAATTTGCCGCTTATAGTCATACCGTTAAATTCTTGTTCTAATCGTAACTCGTTAACGCATGACGAACCAACTCTCTCTAGCATGTAATGAACTGACGAACCAAATAAAGTACGTACTTTTTGAGACGCTTTGACAGTAATTTCGTCTTTATGTTTATTCTTTAAATGCCATATATAAGGCGAATCAATCAACGTAGTAACACTAACTTTAGTAGCGTCTAACATATCATAGTCATCATTCTCAATAGCCTTCATAAACGGTTCAGGGAAGTTCATATCATTAATTATTTTCATTGCTTAACCTCTTCGTAATACTGATCAAAAGTTTCTGCATCGCATACAGTATAACCATCGTTAGGATGCTTTAATACGTAGTCGCCTTTACTAAGAGTTACTATTGATCCATACATTGTATCAACGGCAATACAGTGTTCTCTATCCATTATCGGAACTTTATTTTCGAGTAATTCATTATAAGTTTTTTCGTCTCCTAAATATTGGATAGCTTCAATAAATCTTTTAGCTTGGTACTTTTTCATTGCGATTCTCCTTTAAGAATTGTTCAAATTGATTATTAAATTCATTTATAACTTGATTCTCTCGAATTTCTAATTTAATAAGTCGTTCTATTTCCTCTAACATTTAATACTCCTCAGTTTGTTTAGCCAGTTCTTTTTCCCAAAGTTCTCTATTAAAATTAGGAGTATGACGTTCTGCAACTATTCTAACTGATTCTTCTACTGAAAGTTGTCCGCTATATCTATTTTGTATGATTATCCATACCATGTCTTTTAATTCTTTTCTTGTCATTGTTTTGGTACTCCATACGAATCAAATTTAGAAGATTCTACTTGATCTACCTCCATCGCTAACATTAATGGACTATATTGAGATACATATAAATCGTTCTCGATTTGTTGTTCTTCTAAAAGAATTAATATGGAATTAACAAGTTTATCTTGACGCTCAGCATTAAGTAAATACCCAATATCGGATAAAGCTGTTCTAGTATTAAATTTATTAAAAGACCAACATTTATCTCCGATTAAATTTTTAATTCTATCGGAGTCATTTTCTTTAATCTCTAATTGTTTGAGAATAGATCGAATAATCTGTAATTGTTCGTTTGTCATTGTTTTATTCCATTATTTGATTTATAACTTGATAACCAATCTAACATTGGTTTACGTGTGTTAAATTCAGCCTCTTCAAATCTACATAATCCGGGTTTAGCTTCTAATGGTATTGTCATCTTTTTACCATTACGAGTTTTAGTCCCAATTAAATAGAAAAATTCATCAGGTACTGCTCTATCATAATAATTAGAAGGATAGAAAGTTGCAAACATATAAGCCGCATATTGTTTCAATTGTTTACCCCATTCCATATCGCTCATTTTAGGAATCTTATTATTACGCATTTCAACAGTATCTTGTTTTAATTGACCTAATATAATACCTAACGTGTTAGTTCTATCAACTAGATCTTTTAATATACCCATCTCTTTAATGATAAATGTATTTTCATTTAGACCTTCATTGCTCTCAAATAGCATAGTCATAAAATCCAAACACCAAATATCAGCTTTGTAATATTTAACGTATTCTACCATATCAGCGGACGTACTAAACATATTTCTTGGTACTAAATGGAAGCGTTTCATAAGATCATGCTTAGATTTATTCTCATGGAAGAACTCTAATATTTGATCTCCGAATATAGATTTATCTTCATCGGTTTCTAATTGCATAATAGCATGAGTATCTACTCCCATACAGTATGAAACTAATCTACGAGCTAAATCTTTAATAGGCATTTCCTTTTCAAAGTAGACAGCTATGAACGTAGGGTTTGTTTCTAATATTTTAATCATCATCCAAAAGGAAGCCATTGTTTTCATACTGCCTGTGTCTCCAAAGATACCCATGATATTGCCTTTATGCAGTCCGCCCATACTTGTATCAATATCGTATATACCGGTCTTAAATCCATTCGTATCGCGTATAGAATCAACCATGTAATTAACAGTTAAATCAACTTCAGTAGTATTGGAATAATGCAATACATTTAGTTCTCTATTAACTTTATGTAATTCTCCCTGTTCCGCTAAATCAGCCAAATGTCGTAAGTAATCAACAAAAGCCTTCTTTTTATGATGTTCTTTTAATTGTAATTTGATTTCATGTAATTCTGATTTTATAGTCTCTATATCGCGTTTAGATAGATCTTTTTCCCAAAGATTATAAACTCTTTCCATTGTAGCAATATCCGTCGGACTAATAACAGATACGAGCAATCCTCTGGTTATTTCGTCCGACTTAATTGTTAGGCTTTTAGCTTTAGTTAATATATTCTTTAAGCCTTGATGAGTTAATAACTCCACATCTATCTCTTGTAGTTCTCTGCGATTATGCAATACATAAGCGACTATAAACATACTAAGATAATCTGGATTCATTAGAATTTATCGCCTTCTGGAGTGGAATAAGCTTCAGTTATTGTTTTACTTGCCATACGAGCGGCAATATTAGTATCTCTCAATTGAAGTAATTTGATAGCAGTTGCAGCATATTCAGGAGCAACCTCTTTTGTAGTATCTAAGGAGGAGTATATTTCAAATCGTTTAGCTTGACTATTCCAAGCGTTAGACTGTAATTCAAAATATTTAGGAGTTTTGTCATTACGTTTAATTCTTGATCTAAACAACATGCCAACTTTAGGGTCAACGAACTCAAATTTCTTAGTTCCTTCGTTATATTTACAAAGTAGTAATTGTCTTGATAAAGTATTCATTAACGCACTACAACATTGGTCATTGTCAAGATGTTCCCACATAGCAAAAATATTATCCCAATCTTTACGACGTTTATTTTCTCTAGCTAGTAAATAAGAATATTTTGCAATATCCTCTCCGAATATATCGGACGCTAATTTACCAGTTTCTTTATCTTTTTCCTCAAAAGCATTAGGTAGTAGTTCTGATATAGTAGGCACTATAGAACCATCTATACGTACAATAGGAGTTTCCTGACCACCTCTAGCAGGTATCTTATATTTACTAGCTACAAGTCTTGGAGGATAAGCATTGAATGTTGTAAAGACTGTGAACTTAGGTTCAATTGGATTACCGTTATCGTCCTTTAAGAAACATTTTTCTACCGGAGGATAAGGAGTACCCGGATTGTTCTGATTTTGCAATCTATCTCGTAATGTAATAGCTAACTGTAAAGATATTCCGTGTTCCTTAAAACTTAATTGAGAGGGATCTACGTCTTTTTTGAATGTAACAGGAAAGTCCATACCTAAAATTAATACGTTAACGATCTCTCCAGTTTGTAAATCGTTTTCTGATAATACGAAAGAATCTCTTACTGGAGCAGTCCAGCCATAAGGTGAGTTACTCATAACATTAAGCCTTTTTAAATAATTGTTTAAACATAAATTTTATTGGATGTTGTTGCGCGTATAATAATTCATTAGCTAATACTAAGCTAAAATTATTATTATCTATAACTGATTGTAATTGATATTCTTTAGAATGATCATTAGATACATTTTCTTTAATTAATCTAAGATTATAATAAGATAAATCTTGATTTAAATATTCTACCTCTGCAGATGATTCTATATAATAAGTAGCAATATAGAATTGATGATGATCAGCTTCATCAAGTAATACTTTTAGTGTTGGCATTATATTTTATCCTCCAATTCTTTTACAATAGATAATGCTTGTTCTTTGGAATAAGTAGCTGTGAACCAAATGTTCATTTCTTTGATATATTTATTAGGATTGATGCATTTCCAAAATACAAAGAAAACTCGTTCGTAAATTTTATATCCAATGACACCATCATTATTTATTGTAGATTTTATTTTATATTTTGTCATCCTCTAATTCCTAATTTCTCTACAATAATTTCTTTTGTAATTGTACCAGCTAAGAATTTCATAAATTTATCAGCTAGTTTGCGTCCGTCCATATCATTACGGACTAGTGGTATTACTTTATCGAAGTACCACATTATATCGTTGCTTGTAGGCATTTCAAAGTCGGTTTCATCGTCTATATCGCTATATATATCAGAGAAGCCTCCTAGAGTGAATACAGCTCTTTTAAGAGCATCTGTGTCGCAATTCTTTGCATAAGTCATCATTACCGGTTGTCCAGTAGTGCTATTTATTCTAATCTCTACAGATCCATAAGTAGTAATAGATCTAGTTACTAACTGTTCTGTTTTGACTTCTAACGTACCAACGCATTGTACATAGCCGGCATATTCTCTAAATGAGTTTGGATCGGTATTCCAAGACCATAGAGGGAAGTGTTTATCCAACCACTGTAAAGCATCAATACGTGATATATAACGCCAACGTTGCCCTCCTTTGCCCTCTCTAATCTTAATTGATGCTTCGTTAGTTTTCTCGAAACGATTGTCAATATTAGTTTTCTTAGCATCATCGAATCTCTTTTTGATTAGATCTTGAGCATGTTCCTCAAAGAACAAATTAGTATCGTCTCTATTCGCTAGATTGTTCATTTATCGCCTCCGAGCATTCGATATATTGTTCGCAAAGACATTTACAATCGTCGTCTTCAAATACGTCTGGATCGCAAAAACAAGTTCTGTTTTCAGGCATAATAAACCTCGTTTAAGTATTAAGTGAAAATATAAATTTACGTAAAATATAACGAAAATTAAAATCCTTAGTCTTATAATCTATGTCATAATTTTCTCGTATTTACCCGAATAGTGGTAAATAGAATATTTTAATTTGCTTATAAATTATTTAAGGAATATATAAAAATGAGTAAAATCATTTGGGAATCAGCTACCGAAAAGGGTATCATTTGCAATCGCCATATCGTAGCTGTTAAATCAGTTATGTTGCCATCTCACGATTACGAGATGTACGATGAGGATTGCAAAATTTATCCATTATCAAAAGCAGAGTTCGAACAAATTCTTAGTCAATTAGATCATAATGATTTTATTGATCTTGATACTTCAGAAGAACGCTTACTATTAAGTAAAGAACATTTCACGGATGCTTATTGTAATCCAGAAGAATGCCTTGTTAATGGTTGGGACACAACAGAAGCATTATTCGATGAATTAATGAAATACGTAAAAGCTAAAATAGTACGTAAAGCTGAAAAGAAAGCCGCTAAAAAAGCTAAAAAGTTATTAGCTGAAACTCCAGAAGGTCTTAGACAATTAATAGATGAAGAAAATGAACGACACGATAAAAAGTTAAAAGTATTAGCTTGGAAAAATAGTATGCTAACAAAAAACGTAGCATAGGTTGGCTAATAAAACCATTTATAGAATTATGTCAGGTAAATAGATGAACACAAATATTAATGTGATGGAGCAGGCGGGTGAACCGCCTGTATCACAATTCGATAACATACCTACCTTAGAAAGTTTGCAACCTCCACCTAGTTTGCTATATCCTAGAAAAGAAGATATAATCGCTAATAGTATTATGGCATTTCCAATTGCTACCTTAAAGGAAAGATTAAATATATTATTAAGCAACGATTATCAGGAAGGATTATTATGCGAATTAGATACATGGTATATTAAACATGGAGAATCTAAACAACATCGTAATCCAGAAATGAATGAGCAATTAAAAATACAAATCTATAATCAAGAACGTAAAATGGGACGTGAGTTTACTAAACAAGAAATACGTTTAAGATATAAAGAATTACATGATTTTGCAATTTCATTAAAAGATAAAATAGCTGCTACTCAAATGGCGATTGAGATATTGTCTAAAGTTCAATGACGTAATTAGTATCGTTCTTTGACAACCAATTTCTCAAAGTACCTTTTATAAGATTAATAATTTGCATTTGCAATAATGCAATTTTATTAAAATTATGAACAGGTGATTTATGTTAGCAGGAATGCAAACTCAAACGATGCCTACTTTAATAGCAGGCGGTAACGGTAACGATGGTTTTTTAGGGGGTGGAGGTTTGGGCGGTATATTAATTGGTGCTCTGCTTGGTGGAGGTCTCTTTGGCGGTGGTATTGGTGGTCGTAATGGTTACGGTATGGATGGTGGAGCAGCTCGTTCAGGCTTAGCAAGTGAAATTGCTATTAATCCAACTTTAACTGCAATGCAAAATCAGATCTCTAATTTACAAGCATCTATGTCAGCTTCTGATATTACTGAAGCTATTTCTGGCGTTTCAATGCAATTAGCTAATAGTGGCAATAATATTAATAATACTATTAACAGCACTACACGCGATTTGCAACTTGGTCAAGCCGGTATAAGTACAGCAATTGCAACAGGTAGCTTTACAACGTTAAACTCTATTAATGGTTTAGGTAGAGACGTGACTGCTCAAGCTAATCAGAATGCTTTAGCACAATTAAATAGTTTTAATAATTTAGCTACTACTACATTGCAAGGTTTTAATAGCAACGCAATGCAAATGCAAAACTCTACTAACCAGATTATTGCACAGGGTACTGCTAATGCTCAAGCTATGGCTGAATGTTGCTGCGCTATAAAAGGAGCTATTGCACAAAGTACTCAAGATATTACAGGTTTAATTACATCAAATAGAATTGCTGATTTACAAGCTCAATTAAATGATGCTAAAACAAGTAATACTATATTGATGCAGACAAATGCTTTAGAAGCTAATAACGCTTTGCAAACAAGTACGATTTTACAACATTTGCGCCCTTTTTCTACAACGTCTACCGTAATATAAGGGAGGTATACAATGCCCAGTCCTATAACGGTAGCAGTGACACCGACGTTGATAGTGACGTCGAACAGACGCAGGAATACGTTATTCCTCCAGAACGTAGGGACGTTCCCAATATACTTACTAAAGGTAAGTCCAAACGCACAATTCATACCAACTCCGTCAATAACTAATTATGATTATGTATTATCCGCAGGAACAGCGGCTAATGACGGTAAAGGTGGAGTATTGCGAATAGATACAATTGCAGGATTTGTTGGTATAGCAATAGGAGGCACTAGTTCTATTGCAGCAATGAGTACCGTAAACGTTTAAACGTAAGCCCTTTTAAAGTGATTTAAGAGGGCTTTTTACTATTTGGTACAAATCTATGCTTATAACAATAAAAACGTTATAGAGCTTGTTAAAACGATTAATAAACATTAAATTTGTGTAATACGAGAAGTCAATATGAATATAGAACAATTAATGGCATTAGCCACCGAAACGAAGCAAGGGCAAAAGAACGTATTAGTCAGAACTGCTATTATCTCATTTTTAGCATTTGAATCAAAAGAGAAATTGTTTGTAGAGGATATTTGCAATAAATTAAATATTAGTCCAAAGACTTATTATCGTACTAGACAGAAAGCTGAAGAGTATTGTAATTATTGTTTATTCCAGAGATGTCTTAGATTTATTAGAGAAAATCAAGATTTGTTATTAGAACAATTCATTGATTGATTATCGTGATAAAATAAAATTGCGTCTTGGAGGGCTTCGATAAGCAAAGTATCTACGTAATTAAAACCATTAACAACTGTTAATTTTTCGCAATGGCAGTAAACACTATAATCGAATATCTCTATACTATTTTGGCTGTTATCTTTATTTATCCTTTCTATTATTGGCATTAAGCCGTTACAAGAAGAAAATAACTCAATAATTTTACTCTGCTCTACAAACTGCCATTTGTTATTGACTTCTTTGGAATATTTGGTTATTCCGTCATGGCTTCCTTGAGAATGCCAACACTCAGCAACTGCTATTTTTAAAGCTTTTTCGTTATTTTTCATAATTGTTTACCCTTACGTAATTAATTGCAAACCGTATGCGATGTTTGTAAATAAAGTAACGATTTTTATCTTTTTTATTTTTTGGTTTTTTAAAAGATAAAACTATTCTCATTATCTCTCGCCTTTCCCTTTGCGTCTGCGATTTATAAAGTTTTTTCATTTTACACCTCGTAAATAGTTCCGATAATTTCAAACGATTCACTCGCATAAGCAATTAATTGCGGATCTGAAAAAGAATGACAAACTAAATAATCTGCCACGTGCCAATCTTTTATATCTTCTTTCCATTTAGATTCTTTCATAACGCACCCTCCAACGACATCATACACTCGAAATATAATACCACTTCTTATATCTTTTAGCAAATAATCACTATAAATTGGCGTTCCATTTTTATCATTCAATCCAGTAGGGCGCATGATTTGGAAGTTAACAGTTGGTATAAATTCACCTCTATGGTAATAATGAATTGAATACAATTTACCGTTAAGCCAATTCATCTGGACCACATCGACAATTGTATTTTTGTCGGGTAGGTAGGATTTAAAATTTTTCATTCTTAAATTCCTTAAATGTATTTAAAACTAAAATATAAGTCCAAATAATTATATTTATAGGGAGTAATTTCTGACCATTACCACTCCATTCAAAAATATTAATATTCGATTCAAATATAGAGAATGCCGTATAAAATACAATAAAAACCGACAATAAAACTATTGATATTCTTGTTACTAATTGCAGTATTTTCTTTTTCATTTTTAACTCCACATAAAAGAATAAATTTTTAAATCGGTATCTTTGCGTCGCTTTTTATTAGTTAGTCTTTTGAATAGCTTTTTAACGTTAGTTCGTTTATTACGTTTGCTATATCGGCACTGCTTACAATGGCATATTTTAACTTTCATTTTTCGCCTCTAATTCTTTAATTCTATTGATTTTATCTTTTTTATAAGACGTATAATATTGATAACTACAGCCATTATCCTCAAATTCTATTTGCAAATTTGCTAATTCTATTTTAAGCCGATCCATCTCGCTAGGTATTAATTCGTTGGCGGCTTTGGTAAAATCTATCTTTCTAATAAATTTAGCATGGTAGCTACCGATTCTAATTGAATATTTATGCCATACTTCTTCTATTTCTTGCGGTGTCATTTTAAACCTTATGAATTAATTGTTAAAGTCTGTTGTGAATTTGACATCGAGATACAATCGGCTTCTAATAAATTATAATCGCCGCAGTCCATACATACTACGTAATCCTGTACGTCTGAATTTGAATCTAAAATTTTTTGCAATTCTTTTATTAATTCTTTTACTGATAAACTCATATTTTTAGTCCTTCCCAAATAATTCTTTTAAACTTTTATAAATATTATCTAATGGGCTTTCAATTTTTAATGCCATTTGTTCGTAAGTTTCTTCGCTTATTGATGTAAACAATTCATTTTCTCCGTCAATAATTTTTATTACTATTTGCATTTTAATTTTCCTTAAAATTAATTTTCCAAGTTAATTTAATACTGGCTCTAGAAGTATCGTTTATAAAATCGTCAAGAGTATGGGGATAGTAATGAGAAAACAAACATCTATTTCTAACACTAATTAAATAAGTTTTATTATTAAAAGCAATATCGTTAAAACCATTAATAAAGCATTGCTGTTCAAATACCCACCCTTCAAACAATTCCGGAATTAATTCCGGCTTAAATTTTTGGGAGTAAAAATCGCTAACATTGCCGTCGACTTCTATTCCTAAGCTGTTTACTTTTTTAACGTTATTTATCAAAGGAAAAATATTATTTGTAAATTCCCAATTTTCTTTTGTTGCTAATTGTGTTAATTCTATAAAGCTTAATACTTCCATTGTTTGATTAGCCATTATTTACCTCTTTCTAATTGTTTAAGTATTCGAGTAATATTTGGGTCTCTTGGTATTTTGCAATTAAATTTACGCTTTTTCTTTTCGGATAAAACCTCAGATGTAGCCATAAGAAGCATACCCGCGAATAATGGATTTAACTTTTTCATTCTATTACTCCAAAATATGAGGTTTTACCAGTTTTTACATCGATAAATTTAAGGTCTTGGGAGCATTTTAAAAAATTTCTATTGTCGAAGTACATAAAAAGAATATTTTCGCTTGCATCTGAATATCCTAAAATAGTGTCTATATATCTTGTCTCGATTTTCATTTTTTATTCTCAAATTTATTTAAAAAATCTAATTACTTCTTTTTATTAAAAGAATTTATTGCAATGATAATCAATGCAAATGAACAGATACAATAACATATTGATTGTAATTGTAGCATATTAACAACGTGTGCTTGCATTTCTGTCATACTATTTACCTCTATCCTCTTTCATAATTTGTTTAAGTTTTTTTATTCTTTGATAAGTAGACTTTGCATTAGTAAACCAATAAGTTCTACTATTAGGATCATACAAAGACCATTCATTTCTATACTTACATAATTGTAATTCTTTCATAGTGATACCTATAGTTATTAATGTAATTTAATCCATATATCAGTTGATTTAATTTCTGAACCTATGGATGTGTCGGGACTAATAACAAACTGTATGATTTCATGATAACCTGCTTTTGGTTCCTCTCTAAATGCTCTTACTCTTACTTTGTCAATTGGAGAAGTATAACGTATACTACGATGTTCGTTAACAATAACTACGTCAATATTTTCATCAACGTTATCTAGATATTGTTTAAGTTCTTTGACTATCATTATTTTTGTTCCTTTAAAATAAACAGGACTAGATAGCTAACAATACCTAATCCATACTTGTAATCAAATCGTAACGCTTATATCTTTTTAATTCTATTTTATAGGGGCATATAAGCGCAAGGTTAAGGTTGAATTACTTTTTCATAGTAAGTGTCGTCTATGTAGTTTAACATGCTTAAATCGTTTCTAATGGATTAAATAAATCAATGGTTTCTTAACTCTATCTTTCCAGACTATAAATAATTTAATATCAGCTGGAAAGTCTACTAATTCTTGACGATACGCTTTAGCAAAGTAATTAGGTAATTCGTTGCTTTTTGTCTGAGCGTAGAAAGTCAAACCTTTCCCAATATCTACATCTTGAGTAGGAACGGTATCGTCATTATACTGCACTAGTTTACCATCTAACCCTATATGACCATTAATAGGAATAGAAGTATAAGTTGTACTAATGCATACATGATCCCACAGACCGAAGAAATCATTATTAGTACGCCTAAACTGGACTTTACCATCGACACTACGGTATGACGATGATGATTTGGTGTTTTCAACTCTACACGCATATATTTTCTCAAAATAATCTTTAGTTTTCTTTTCGTTACGTTTACCCTTTTGTTGAGATGTCATCTTGTTCTCCACCAATTTATTATTAAACCAATAAGTACGCCTATACCAACTATCAATACAAGTATTGTCGCTATACACAGTAAGAACAATATAACTATTGATAACGATTCAAATAGTGGATATGTCATTCCCAATCATCCTGTATAATATTATAACGCCATTGAAACATTTGACTTCTGTAATAATTTTTTCTAGACGCAGACAATAAAAACTCTAGCATAGGGATAAATGGTCCCATTCTTTCTGAAAATTTACTCATTACTCCCACTCCTCTTTACTAAAATTCGATAGAAACATTGCATTCGCTAATATATGACCACAATGATGTAATCCTGATTCACTATCAAATAATTCTCCTTCTCTTAAAGCGTTCATATGACGTTGCATTGAATTAAGGATTTCCTTGCGTTCTAAGCCTTTCATCCAATTATCCTCTCCATACTTAATTGCACCCGACTCCATGACCTTAACGAGAGGTTCTAATGCCTTCATATTGACTAGGTGCCATTGTAGTTTACCTTTATTATGACGATCAGCTTTATTACTTTTATTATGTACCCAATCTTGAATACGTTCGTCTAAAGTAGGTTTAGAATTTTCTATTTTTGTAGTTTTAAGACTATCTAAAAAAGATTCTTCTAAATTAGCTACAGTAGATAGATCGTATCCTTTGTTTTCTAGAGATAACTTAAAATCTTTTAATAGAATTTTTAATTCGGATTTAGTATAACTAGAATTTTCTGTGCTTGGGTTTAAATTCTTTAATCCGTTTAATGTGCGAGGTAATGGAATTCCGTTCGCTATTTCGTTTTTTGACATCGTGTACATTTGCTTTGTTCCTTATTTTATAATCTGTAATTACCATAAATACGTAAACTAATATATTAGTTATACTTAGTATTATTATGGCTGTAATTAATAATTGATTAACCATACTAACCTACTATACATTCGTATTCAGTCTCATCTTCTTTGAATGCTTTTAAGAATTCTTGAAGCTCGTCTATTAACTTTATCTGCTTCCTTAATTCCTGCGATCCACGCGATTCTCTAACTATATCTATCTTGGCTTCTTTAGCCTTTTCAATAGATTCTAAGACGTTTTCTTTTACTATTACGACAATTCCATTACCATATTGGTCAAGTCCGTCTACGACGTTTAAAGTGTATAATACATCGCTCCTAAGATAAGATACAGGAGTATCTTCTAATATGATTTCTTTAATTCTGAATGCTTTCTGTGACATTATTATTTTCCTTTAATGTTAATTGATAGTCTACGATATTATCTTGAGTTCTCATTTGACGTCTACCTAAATAGACTGCTTTACTATGAGGAAAGAAGCCCATCACATGATAAACTCCTTCTGTATCCTCTAGTTCTAGTTTATAGATTTTACTCTCCATCTAGTCTCCTAAACAACGCCGGATGAATCATTCTAGCTATCCTTTCTTGTATATCTTTACAACGTCCCGATAACCAACTTTGAGATACTTCAGAGGAACATACTTCACTATTAGGATTATTCGTTAATCCCGATATAGCGTCGTACGTTATCTCTATCGGATGTCCCATTACTTGTCCATATCTACGCGTGTCCAATATAATAGCGCATACATTGCCGCTGTGATTGCCTAAGTCATTTATTTTACCTTTACGTTTATCCTTATTACTAGGATACTCTAAATAGAACTTATAACCTTTCATTATTTAACCTCTACAACTGAATTGCAATATTCTAGATTAGTTCTAATTAATCTAACATGTTCTTCTACTGCTTTTCTAAAATCATCAAACAACATGGCGTCGTTAGGCATTGGAGGATATTCTTCACTATCTAAATCCTCTAAACATACTGAAGCATGTTTGTAGAATACTTCCTCTAAAGTCTTAGGTTTGTCAAAATTACCTTCATATAAATCGTTAAACTTTTTGATTGTATCGTAGTCTATAGCTATATCTTGTTCAAATGACTTGATTATATCGCTGCATAGATATATTGTCCTGTTCTCAGTTGTCTTATTAAATATTCTAATAGCTTTGTCATACTGAACCTGTGATGCTACTTTACTTTCTTTCATAACTAACCTTCTACAATTATAGAGTGCTTTAAAAATTCAGGGGTATTGCCATCTAAACAATCTATTAACTCGTATTCTTCACGTTCTACTTTACGAGATAAATCTCTTTTCAAATAGTCTAAATTGCTAGATAAATGTACTCCTAATACAAGACCATCTTCTCTAATGATAGAACCGGCTACCATATCAGGGAATGATTGGGTTATAACCATATAAACTTTCATAACTAATCCGTTTAATAATAAATAAATTTAATAATGATATACTTCAATTAATGATATACCGCTTAGCAAACTAGATATTAGTAGATATATCAATTTCAAAGGAACTTCCCAATTCAATATATCTGTACGCCATACTAGCGTGAAAAAGAATATTAGGAAAATAAATAATAAATATACAAGCATGAATATACCTGTAATAACCAAAATAGAAAACAATACTTTCTTCATATCCTCCTCCGGTATATAATAAATAAATTTTCGTTTAAAAGATAATTGTTGTTATCGAAATATAACGAAAATTAATTGCTTATCCTATTACCTAAATTCTACACCAAAAAATTTAGAAAATATTTTTTTAGAAAGTGTAATCGAAAATCTATTAATTACAAAAATAATAAATAAAAATATATAGTAAAATTTATTAATGATGTATGAGAGTAATAACCTACTATCGGTATTAACGATATCAGGTAGTAAAAAATATATTATAAAATTTTAACATTAACGTATGGGAGTACATCTCCCCGCATGAATATGCTCATTGAATCCAAGGCTCCCCCTATGGTTGTACTGGGGGTGGGGGAGTGTCATTGAATAGTGTCCTGCTATATATAGAGTACTATAGATTATCGTAGATACTTATAGTTATATTACTATTAGTTATTATATTATATAGTCTATTATATATTATACTATATATATTAATATATATTATAGTAACTATATTATACTATATAGTATATATATCTATATATAGTTACGCGCTGTGTGCGTCGCTACGCAGAGCACACTAAAGCGCGCACATTGTAATTATTTTCAACAAAGTTAAAATAGCTCACAATAACTCGAATTGGCATTCGTCGTACAATAAGAAATCGTAAGACACTCCACAAAGCTTACGTGTCAGCTTTTACTTCTATTCTTCTTATTCTGCATTACACTTGAATCTATTCATTATAGGATATATATATTATATAATACTATATATTACTATTCTTTATTATACTCTATTTATTATTATTAGTTACTATATATTATTATATATATATTATACTATTATATATATTAGTTAATATATTATCTCTTATACTATATATCTTCTTATAGTAAGTTGTGTTTAATTTTCGTTATATATTGATTATTAATAACTATTATTGAGTATTGCCATTATACCTTTCAATCAAATCAATTCAATTTCTTCTTTGTTTCTTAAGACTTTCCATACTTCATTAAAAGAGTATGTGGATCCAATGTTGTCTACAATGATAGGAGATATATTCTTTGATATAGTTAAGTTTGATGATTACTTAGTATCTAATTTTGGTTATAACATAGATATTGATGGTAGCCAATCGGACTTTATAACTAGGACATTTGGTAAAGAAGCAAATGATTTAATTACTTCTTTAATTTAATTATTATCTATTATTAGATAATATTTAATTTTCGTTTTATTTTGATTAACAATTATACAACTTATTATGAGAGTTTCTCTTTAATCAATTGTTTTTGGAGAGGAGTGCATGAATAGCTGGATCTATTCCTCCTAACGTATATTGGAGCCCAAGGTTCGATTCCTTAGTTCTTTTCCAAAAACAATTGATATTCAGAGTGGCTTAAGAGTGATGCAAATACTACTCTTCTCTCGTGGAGATTATCATGGAAACAACTAACCAAACAACAGCAACAGCAAACTCATTCGATCCTACAAACATTCCAGTACAACAAACAGTAACTACTCCAGAAGCTCTTACGATGTCATTAGGACAGATATTATCTAAGGTAGATACTTCAGCAGTCATTGTATCTAAATATGATCCTACAGTCCATTTCGTATGCTTTAAGACGTTTAACAATACATTGACAGCAGTAGAGTTAAAGAAGTTCTTTGAATCTAAAGGAATAGATTATACTAATACTAGCTTTAACGAACCAATTGTAGTCGAAGGTCATTCTATTTGGATGTCGAGTAAAGCTTCAGTTAGCAAAGATCAAAAGACTATTATCAAGAATTTATGTATAACAATGTAATATTAATTAGCCCTAGAGATAGGGCTTTTTTTTATTTAGTTTAAGGAATAATAGTTATGCTTAAAGAATTATATGGAATACAGAATATGGCTTATTCAATTGGAGATACATTAAAATCTCAATGGAGAGCGAAATCAGATACAATAGTAACTTTTCGTAACAACGACATAGCAAATTGTATTAAAGCATTAAAAGATATAAGACACTTAGTAAAACAAATATTAGATTCTCAACCAAAATAAGGAATAATAAAATGACAAAGAATAACGATATTCAAATAATACTTAATTCTATTGCAGATATAAAAATATATTTGAAAGACTATTGGGTTGTAAACAACAATCAATCGAAAGTATATCTAGCACCAATACCCGATATAATAGAAAACGAGTCAAATATTAGAACAGAATTGAATAGAATAGAACTTCAAATTAATAATATAATTAAACAAGAAGAAACAAAATGACAAAAAGTAAATTAATAGTAGCATTGAATAACTGGACAACTAAGATACCAGAGTGCCATGTATGTAAAGCTAGAATTAACTCAATAGTTAGTCAATCAAATATGCATGATACAGATGAAGGATTAAAAGCTTCGTTAGAATACGCTCAAAGACTATATTGTCCTGATTGTAAATTACTATGCAATGCAATGGATGATTCGATAGAAAGTAATAGAGGTTAATATGAAAATAACTGATACGATAATCTATTTACAGGAAATATTAGATATACTATTAGATGGATATATAGAGATAGGAACATTAATAGAATCTAACAATACAATAGATAAAGCAAAACTAGAATCTATTGTTGATAGTATGTTCAGTAAAGCAGAAGAGTACCAAAAACAGTTTAAATCTTAAAACAATTAATCCCTATATATCAATACGATATATAGGGATTTTTTTAATAGTTTAAATAAGATCTTCGATAGTCTTTGTAGTAGTCTCAGATATTCTTCTTATCATTCCTTGACTATCAGGCAATGATTGGCTAGATTGCTGCTGTTGCATCAAACCACTTATCATACCGCCTTTTTGTTTATTCTGTTGAGTAAAAGTATCTTTGATCATGGTAAGAGCTTGGCTACGCATTGATTGATTCTCTGTTTTATCCTCTACTAATGACATCAATTGTTTAGCTAACCATGTTTCATCTAAGCCGGCATCTTTAAATTCATTAACCACTCTAAGCTCCTTGGCTAAGGCAAATAGAAATATTGGATTACGTTTTAAATCCTGCCTTCTATTGATAGCCTGTTTATCTTTATAAAAAGTATTAATAGCATCATCATATTGTACTCCATTACCAATTAGACTAATAATAGCTATATCTCTATGATTAAGATTAAATAGTCTAGGGTTCTTATTCTCCGGTTGTCTATTTGCTAACCTACGTCCCATTTAAGCTCCTATAAATATAAATAGGCATCATTGCCGTACGCATCAACTAATTGATCCCATCGCGTCTTAGTTTGCGTTACAGATGTATCTAAATGTGTTTGAAGTCCAAATACTCTTAATGGAGGTTTAGAAGCTTTCATTGCAATTGAATAGGCATCTGCATAATCATCATGATCACTCATACCAACTGTTAATGTTTGAAAGTATAGTTTTTCAATTAAAGAACTAGGTTCACATAAGATATTAGTATACTTTTGGATAACAGGCAATACTACTGACAATATACGATCAGCTTTGTTTTGACTAGTATACTCAGCCCAAACACTAACATGTATATTATTCTCTTGTAAATGACTTCTAAGCTCTCTTTCTATTAAAGCCTGTTGTCCATTAGCCTCCATCTTAACACGGTCTATTACGTAGCGTCTACATAAGGCTTCTATTGATTCTAATTGACCTTTAGTATTCTGATAGTTATGGATAGAATACTTACCACCTTCAATATGAGCTATGATAGGGAATACTCTACCCATAGGCATAGTTGATTGTTGTGATTGCCAGTCTAAACCTTGTATCTTAGGATAACATCTAGCATAACCAGCAACCATAATAACGGTATCATCAGTATTGTTAGAAGTAGAACTAGCAATATCAAAACCGATTGACAAAGAGCAAGTACCATACCAGTCAATGTTCTCATGTTTAAACTCTACCATTTGCATACCTTGCTGTTTAAATATATTAAGCTTACAAGGTAGAAAAGAATCTTTATGAATCATTTTAGTTTCAGGAGCTAAGTATTCATTCATAAACTCCTGATAGAAGTTATTTAGTTTACCTTTATCCAAGGCTTTACGATAACGTAACATGATCGAATATAGATCATGCCGGCTAGTCCAAGATAATGATTTTAATGTAGGTTGTTTCCTAATGCACCATTCCTTAGAAGGCATAACAAATGAACCACTATTAGAACAACCTTTGATAACTTCAGTTAATTCCTCTACATTGATAAGCGGTCTTGATATACCGAACCAGTCTTCTTTATCAAAGTCCTTTACAACCGTATCAGGATGCAATAAAGTACCAGACCATAGTATTTTACCTTTACGTGAATCTAATGAGTTTGTAAGCTCTGAATCGAACCAATAACGTATCTTTTCACGTGACTCCTCAGTTGTTATATTCTTATGTGAATACATATCGTCTACGATAACTAAGGTAGGACGTGAGCCATCAATATTAGTACCACGTGATTGTTGTCCAGCTCCTAGTCCAATAACAACAGTATTATCGGCTGTCTTGAATGCGGCTTTACGCCATGTATTATCAGTCTTACGTTCTCTTTCATCTTCAATGATAATCTCTTTAGGATCTTTCTCTCCAAATATCATAGACATATCAGAACGTCTAGTAATCTCATCTCTTAATGAAACAACAAAATTCTCAGAAGCTCTAGCAGTTTCAGAAGCTATTAATATAAAATTCTCATTAATCTCTATTTGTCCTAGTCTATAATTCTCATCATCACCTCTACCTTTCCAGCTACGATTATAGAGCCTAGCATTGATTTTAAGACCTTTCATATAGATAAGATACATTGGGAATAAGAATGTACCTAAAGTAGTCTTAGCGGCTTCTCTATGCACTAGGAAGTATGCTTGACGTTCAGTTTGATATTCGTATTGAGGATCAAGTAACATGAACAATAGCATAATCATATCATAATGAACATCAGCGAAATCGTATTCAAATCTTTTAGGAAAGAAAGTTTTAGCAAATTTTAAAATGCCTAGATCCTGTAATTGGGACCTAGGCGCAGTATTGTCTAGTAAGCTTAATAGGAATTGTTCATCCATTATTTTGCTTCAGTCTTTTTATTGGTGAATAGTCCTTGTAACCAAGAGAATACTAAATAACCTGAACCAGCTAAACCAACTAATGTTTCTTGCATACCGGCAGATAAGTCAATATGAAATATACTTAATCCTAAGGCAATGATACCACATACTATTTTAGCAGTAGCCATAACTGTAGTCTTCTTGTCTTCATTCATTGTTATAACCTTTAAGAATTGATAAATTAATACTAATAACTTTGGAGAGTTAGTTATGATAAACCAAGCTATACTCCAAATACTAGGTTGTTCTTTTACCTCAATAGAGGCTCTGTATTGAGCCTCTAGATTGGCAGTCATAGAATCTATTGCTTCACGATCCTTTAATGCCTTAGCTTTAGCTTCTGAGCGTTCTAATGACAATTGGTCGGCATTAACTTTAGCAATATATTCTCTATCCGGTGGTATAATATCTACCATATTAACAACCGGGTTTCTTTGGTCCTTTAGGCTTAGCCATTATACTATATCCTTTTGTTTTTTAGTTGATAAAGAAGCATTAATAGCTTTATCCAAATCCTCTGGAGTAGTACCAGCAACAACAGTAGCTACGATAGTATTCTCAGGCTTGTAGATTAAATCTCCTTCGGCTAAGAATCCCAAAAACTCTACTCTATGGTAATTCAAAGGAAACATATTTTTCTTGTCATCTATTACCAATAATTTAAGCTCTCCATTGATAACAAGAGTATTAACTCCTAAATAACAGTTTCCTTCCTTAACTGTACGCTTTTCGTCTAACGACTTCACATAAAATTCTCGCATGTTCTTTCCTATATGTGTATTAATACATTGCAAATATAAACAAAATCAATCAATTAACAAATTATTTTTTCTTTTTCTTTAATAACGTTCTAGTTATATTACCTAAGCCAAGTTCATTAGTCATTTCAATCATTGTATTATCTAATAAAGCTTCCATTTGCTTATGATCAGTTACTTTATGAACTATTCTAGCTTCCTCTAATATATGACGTAAAGCTACATATCCAATAACTACTTCAGGCTTTAATACTTGAGATTGTCCAACACCTAATCCTAATGTAGATTGTAAATCTTGTTGTCCATAAGAAGCATTACTAACAATACTTTGAGATGTAGGCTTATTAGCAAATAGATCAAATCCTAGTCCAACAACTCCACGTACTAAATTATTCTGTACCGGTCCTGATAGATTCATAGGTTCAGCTATCATCTTTAAAGCATCATCAGTAATCTCAGTTACATCTTTACCTAGATTGTTATTCATAGTCTGTAATGTAGCTAAGCCAACTAAGGATAATAACATATTACCTGTTAATGAACCTAATATAGCTTTAGTCTCAGTCTTTGGAGTATGGAATAATTTATCACCTACCAAGATACCGTACTTAGTCATTACCTTTCTAGCAACATCATCTTTAGGCAATAAGTTAATTTCATTTTCTAAGGCTCTGTATAGTTTGCGTCTATTAGCCGAACCAATTGTAGTATCATATATATTCTCATGTAAGAACTGTGAGAACATTAATGCCCATCTACCAAATGGAGTAGCAGCAGAACCTATTTTTTCAAAGTTACCAATAGTTCTTTGACTAATATAACTTAATGTATTCATAGTCAATACATCGTCCCATGCAGTTTGGTTAACAGCCCCATCTTGGAATATCTCTCTATTGCCAAATGCTTTTTTAAGCTGTTCCTGCATATTAATAGAATGCTTTAAACCAACCTTGGTAGTGTTCATAGCGCTATTCTTTTCTTGATTAGCTAGGAACTGGGCGTATGCAGTAGAACTTAACCAAGAACCTAATTCATCTTTAGCAACTGTTATATCCTCTTTAGTTAATCCGGCTATTGTAGAGAATGAACCAGATTGGTCTTTATATACTAATCCTTTAACATCTTTATTGAATTTAGAACTAGACAATAAATCTTCTAATAGATACTGAGCTTTAGTAACATCTAAGTCGGTACGACCTGCATTCTCAATCATTTTATTAGTTTTTTCTAATATATCTAGTCTCTCTTTATATATCTTCTTTTGTAATGATACGTCTTTAGTTTGAATATCTAAACCATAGTTAGAACCTTCAGTAGTTAAATGCTCTCCAAATGTTAATCTAGCTATTTTACCAGCTGCCATTGATAGATCTGATTCAGATAATGATTTAACCTCTCCTAATGATTTATATACCTCAGTTAAAGGTCTCCAGATATAAGAAGCGAAACTATCTGAAATAGTAAGATCTTTATTTTTATCTAAGTCAGGTATATAATTACGTAATGCCCATTGACCAGTAGTTGCTCTATTGGCAATTACTTTACGCCATAATATATTTTTAGTAAACCCAGCAACAGATTTCAATGCAGTACCAGCCATTAAACCAGCTAATGGTATATTGCCAGTTAAAGCTGCTCCAGTTGCTATTAATCCAGCAGCTGCAGTAGTAACAACATACGAACCTCCCCAGTATTTCATCTTACCTTGATACGAATTATAACCATCTGCCATTAGTTTAATTAGATCAGTTCCAATAGCATCTTTTGACATTGCAACGGCATATTGTCTAAACTCTGAATTAGGTAAACCGCCGGCTAAAGTTAATAGCTTTTGTCTTACTTGTAAATTGCCTTTAGTATTATCTGCTTTATAATTATAGTCTTGATAAAATCCTTCTCTATCCATTACATACTTAGCATCAGGATAAGCTTTGAAATCATTCTCTACTATTCTAGGATTCTTTAAGCTAGAAACAATTCCATCTACAATACCATTAGAAGCCTTTTTAAGACGTTCTAATTGACGATTACTAGTCCAGCCATAACAATCTCCACTTGTAGCATTTTGAACGCTAGAAAGAGGTATTGAGTATATAACGGGATCTTTACCACCAAATGAATCTACCATAATCAATGAAGGTATTTTACGACCATTAGTCATCATAGCTTTTTGATCTGGAGCTAAGTCTGCATGATAACCACTAGCTTCTAATTTATTAATAGCTTTCATTTTATCGCTATTCTTTACATCAACAGATCGATTCATTATAGTAATGCCATAACCTACCAATTGTCTTGATTCTCCATTGACGTTAGCTATAATACTCATTGGACTACCAGCATCAAATGGTTGAGATGAATCTTTATCATCTAATTGAGAAGCCCACATACTAACATCGTGGTCGTGCATAAATCTATATTTACCATTAATACCTTGAGATAACTTTTCAGTAATTAATCCAGCGGCATAAGGATTGTCGTCACCATATCTACCATAAGATTGTCTAGCTACTTCTTGCATATTGAGTAACGCTACTTGTACTTGGCTATTAACTTTACCTGATAACCTACTAGGATCATATATAGTCTTATAAGAACGATCGCTTTTGTCTAATAAATTATATAAGTCAATTAAGTCAATATTCTTTTTGATACCATTAACGTCAATTCCAATATAACCATAAGAACCATCTTCAAGTTTTTTAGGTCTTGCCGGATCAAACGATAAACCATTATCGTCCCAAAATTCTTGTATAACCATATCACCTTTAGCTTTATTAATAGCTCCAGATACTTTAGAACTAATAACTTGTCTAGCGACTTCAGATAGATCTCTTTTAGATATATGATCTAAATTAGACCAAGCGTCTTGGAACTCAGGAACTCCTAACTTTTGCATTTGATCATACCACATCTTATCTTGGTTATTAAGATTATGGTACTCAATAGCAGAACCAATAATATCATCTATTGGTAAAGCGGTTTGAGATATATCAATAGGAATATTAGGTTTTTGTCCGAATAAGTTTCTATTGTACATTTCATTGGATTGTTCTCTAAGCATATCGGTAAAGAACTTTCTAGTCCCTATATCATTTATTGGACCATGACCAGTAGCTTCTATTGCATTAAGCATCATACGCATCATAGGGACGCCAGATTGGTTCTTATAATCGAATTTAGTATTAAGCTCCTCTCTAGTTTCTTGTAATATGCCTTCTTCTTTTAAAGTAGGTTGAATCAGCTTAGTATTGAGTTCGCTAGCAAAAGCCAAATCACCGGCTTCAGTAGTAGATATAGAACTTAAGAACCGTTTGCTATCCATAGATTTTAAGTCATTAGATAATTCAGTTAAATTATTAACAGCTCTAGTAGCTAATCCTAATGGTCCGAATGATGAAGGATCATTAACATCAAACTTTTGTTTAATTATAAAATCATCAAAACTTTTAGCTAAGTTTAATGCTTGATCACCAATTGCATTGTAGAAAGTCTTATACTTTAGAAACGAATTAACAGCTTTCTCAATTTGATTAGATTTAAGATCTAACTCTTTATGTAATTCTCCAACTTTCTCTTGATAACCTTGGCTTAAACTCCATGCGTTATAATCCGCTAAAACCTCTGGAGGAACTGATTCGACTAAATGTTTAGGTATAGCAGTTTTATACTCTCCACCGGTCTCTATATCCTCATGGTAATAATCTATTGGATTTAGTTTAGTCTCTTTCCAGCTTTTAGCAATCTGTTTAGCTATTAGTTCAGTATTATTAAGATCACCTGATACTCCACCATAATTACAAAGAGCTTGCTTTATAGTTTCTATGCCAGTAATAGAACTAAAATTAGTATTACTAAGTATATTGGACAAATCATCGTCTTTGAATATATTAGTCAATTCTTCAGGCTTAAAATCTTGTAAATGACCAGTTAAGTTTTTGTCTAAATGGAATTGAGTAATTTGGGATTTCATTGAATCTTTAATGTTATTGTAGAAGTCCAATGGTTTAACTATTTCAACTAGAGCTTTAGACATGTAGGTAGCGGCTAATACATTACCACTTGTTTTCTCTAATATATCTTTGACAAGTCCGGGATGTTCGTTTGATACATCGCCAGTATTAGTGAAGAACTTAATATACTCATGGCTAGCATCATAAAAATTCTTATATACAGATACCCTGTCAATGATACCTTCAGGAGTTCTAGTATTGAATAAAGCAAATTGAGTAGACCTATTATTATAAGTTTTATTAGCATTAGCTAAGTCTTTAAACAATCCTGCTATATAATTAGCTCTAAACAAAGTAGAACCTATTTTACTACCGAATGAATCTTGCCAAGACTTCTCAGCATTATCTATATTATTAGATTCCAATACAGATTCTAAGTTGTCTAATACTTCTTTAGTGTGAGCTTCGTTCCATTTCTGTTTACTCGATACTTTGACTATATTGGATTCAATAGCAGGCTTAAGTATATCTTTAATTATACCGTGATATTGTTCGTTAGAAAGGCTAGAAAGTGCCTTTCCTGCTAATCCTTGTCTCATTAATCTACCGGCTCTCTTATCTACTTTCATAACGTAGTCGGCTATATCACCTTTTCTCATTTCAAACAATTTTCTAGTTGGTTCATTCTTTAATGATTGTACTGAACTGTAAAATGGATTGTCAAATCGTTCAGTAGTTCCTAAATCATTATTATTAGGATACAACATATCAGTTTGCTTTTGTAATGTGAAATCTACTAAGCTTGTACCTTTGTCTACTTTTAAAGGTAATCCAGTTAAATTAAGCAAATCAACATATCCAGCTGTTAATTTCTTTTTAGATAAGTATTCAGCTGTCTTTTTATCAATACCTTGCGACATATAGTTTTTAATAAGGTCATTACGCATTTGTGGACCATTAGACTGCGCCCAAATAGAACTTGGTTCATTTGTACCATTGTTTAGTAAAGTCGTGCCATCGGGACTTGTAGGATGGTAAGCAATAGCTGTCGTCATTAATGAAGCGTCTTCAGTTCCATTAGAGAAAGCATCTGCAATTGAATTGATATATTCCTTATTACGCATCTTAATAGATTCTTGGCTATTATCAAATACAAGTCCTTGTTTATTACCAGAAGTTTTAATAGCTTTTTGCACTGCATATATAAATTGGTTATTTTCATAAGGAGTTTTAAATGCTTTAACATTACCATCACGTTCAAATAATTGATGTATAGGTTTGATAGTACCATCAGGCAATTTAATAGTTCTATCAGGATATATAGTCATTGAAGTACCAAGCTGTTTATTGAGTTCAATAGTCTTAATATTGCCCGGACCTAATACTAGACTATTTAAAACATTCTTAGTATGTATACCTGCTAATTGTTTAATATTAGGAGATATGTTGTAATCGTTACCATCTAACTTAACATTAACTCTTTGGTTGCCTTTTAATATCTTATCGATAGTAGGATAATCAATACCAAATATACGTTGGACTACATCATAAAACTCTTGACCTTTAGATTGATTTAAAGCTATTGCTAAGTCTCCTAACGATACTTTTTTACCATGAGCAGTATTAATCACCGGCGTAAACAATAGCTTAGTTCTATTAAGGCTACCATCTTCATTTTGGAAAGACATATTATTGACTGTATCAGTCACCTTAGACATAATCTGATCTGCCATATTAGACTGCATCTTATTGTGAGCGGCAAATATAGAAGTATGGTCTTTGTTTAAACCATGTTCCATTGTATTGTCATTTAGAAACTTAGCAACTCTATTCAACGGACCACCTTCATCTGAAACTGTAGAAGCTAATTTCTCACTAGCTTCATTATAACCCAGCTCTTTGAATTTCTTTAATGCGCTACGACCTTTACCACCTACTTCAGTTAGCATTGAATCTAAATCAGAATAACCCATTAGATTAGCGACTGCGTTCTTATTATCAACTACCTGAGGATTAAACATATCAACTGATTTAGGATTAAGATAAGCTGTAATAACATCAAATGCAGGGTACATTTTACCACCAATATCAATTTCCATATTCCTTAATTCAGGTGATAAACCGTTTTTAGCTACATGCAATGCAGTAGCATTACGAGCTGTTACGTCCATTGATTTATCAGCTTGCATAGCTCTATTAAATATTCCGGGTTGATTAGACTTTTGGATTAATTCGTTAGCCTGTAAATTAGGAATATATTGTTTCAAAGTATTATAAACTTTACGAGTACCATTTTGTAATATCTTTTCCTGAGCTTCTAAATCACTAGCTCCCTTTTTAACATTATTCATATAAGACATTTGTTCTTTCCAATGCTCCCAAATAGGGTCGAAGTTCTTTTTAGGGAAATTGAATTTATCAGCCGGACGTAATGATATACCATCACCATCATCATCAGCTCCAGTAAAGTGAGCTATTAGTTCTTTATTGCCTCTTACAACGCCTCCATTATGATTCTCTAGTCCAATGACAACAGCAGGCATCATAGAAGCTTCGTTATCCAATGGAACTCTAGTAACAAGTATCTTACTACCCAAAGTAATTGGTTCAGCAGATATTTTGTTTAATTGTTCAATATCCTTAGCACTTAACACTATACCAGATAATTTAGCATTTTCTTTCCACCAACCAGTTTCATCAAATATTTCAGGTAATAGTTCAGCTGTTGTATTTAGCAAACCTTCTTTAATTTTATCAATATGTAATTTAGACCATTCACTATAAACAGATTCAATGTCACCTCCGAATTCCTCTATCTTATTATGCAATAAAGTAGATTCTTCGCTAGGTTTATTTGTAAATCCTTGTTTAACTAGATTATCAAATTGACGCCTTAATTCCATATTAGCAAATCCATCTAATCCTCTATGATAAGAAGCTATACCCTCATTAGAAGTACCAAGTTTAACGCTCATACCAGCTGTATATCCTTGATAAGCCTTTTCAGCTATTCTAGATCTAGCTTCAGAATATACGGTAAATTGACCAGCTTTTTGATTATATGTTTCACCAGCTCTTGAACCTACCATTTGATGATACAATGTGAAAATATCTTTAATAGAATCGTTTATAGGTTCATTATTGTCTAAGGCATACTTGTACCTATCTTCAATCATTTTAGAGGCTAATTCGGCGTAATCTACGTTAATATAGTCATTCTTAACTTCTGATTCTCTAAGACTATTGATCATAGTTTTCATACCACGAATAAGTCTTGTAGCATCTTCAGGATTTATATTAAAATCAGCTAATCCATTTTTATCTATCGCACTATTTAATAAATCAGCATATTTTCTATGAGTAGCTTCTAAGAAACATATATCATTGTCTTGCTGTTTAGAACTATTCTCAATAAGTCTTTCAGTATCTTTAGTAGCTTCATAAGTCTTTTGTCCTAGTTCTCCTTCAAAGAACCTAGAAGTACGGCTAAAGTTAGGAGTTTTGTTTATCCCTAAAGTACCAGCTCCAGTATTCAATTTATGATCTTCGTAAACATGAGAACCAAACATATAATTAGAAGGATTTTCACCGGCTAAATAAGTTTTATGTTTAAACTGTTCAGGAGTATTACCTTCATTGAACAATTGATGTAAATAGATTTTTATAGTTTCATCTTTTAAGTCTTTATCTACTTTACCATTTTTATCTAATACCTGTAATAGATTAGTACCGCCGTCCATTACTAATGTAGTGCCATCAATAAGTCCGGGTTTCTTTATATACTCAAATGAATTAGGCATTTTGAAACATGAACTATTACTTACATCAGATATACCGGCATATTGTAATTTCTTTTTAAATGAAGTTAATTCAGATTCATGCAAATCATTATACTCATCGAATACTTGATAGTGCATAGCAGACTTATTTATAGTGCCACTAGAACCATTACCTTGCTTACTTAATGCAGGTATTTCATCTCCTTTACCTAAAGCTCTAGAATCTATTAAAGCTGATTCTCTATTAAGATAGTTCTGCCCACCATCATTTTCCTTTTCCTTCATAAAACGATATAACATTTCATTAGGAAATAATCCAGTATTAGGTTTAAGCCAATCAGGATCAATTATAGCAGTAGATCTAAATATACCTTTACTATCTTTATCTATACCACTACGTCTAGCATCAGAATAAGATATATCACTTCCCAATCCAGTAATTTTTTCAAATACTGTTATACCTTGTTCTCCTTTGTACGAGAATGTATCTGAATCAACTAAAGGAGCATTATACTTATTTGGTATCTTTTTATCAGCTATTTGAGTATTACCTAAATTATCTTTAATTAATCTAGTACCTTTGGTTTGTGCAGATTCATCAATTACATTAAGGTAATGAGAAGTAAAAGCATCTATCAAAGAAGGTTTAGAATCTTTATAGATATGCTCGCCATTAGGTCCTCTAAGATAATTATCAATAGCATTATTTACTTCTTGAAATATAGGTTGTAATTTCTCTAAATCCTTAGGTTCTATATTGGGGCTATCAATAAAATAATCCTTAGTTAATATCCCTTTGTTGATTTTATTCCAGTCTAATAAACTAAGTATAACAGGATCATTACCAATAGCCTTTCCGGCTCCATAGCGACCATAAGTTCCATCAGACGATAGAAAATATTTCAAGTCCATTTGCATCAAGTCTTGAGCGATTATAGCAGGATCTTTGCCATTAAAATTTAGTTTAATAACTTTACCACCGGTTGCTTTAGGTAGATAGACAAAACCTTTCTCAGCTAATTGATTAGCTAATTCAGGATTTCTAGCTATAATAGTACCAGAATCGTGACCAGTATCTTTATCGTTGATATATCCATTAACAGTTACATGATCATATCCTTTTAAAATATCTAATGTAGCTTTCTCAGATTCATTTAAATTTACACTATTAAATCTATCTAGTTGTTTAGAATATCTATCATTAAAATTATCCATTTTAGTTCTGAAAGGATCTAATGATTCTCCGTCAGGATATTTTGGAGTATTATTTAAAGATACATTATCTAATATAGCTTGTTTATCTCTCATACCAAAAGATATAGTATACTCAGGTTTACGTACTTGATTCTTTAGTTTCATAGCTTGTAATAAAGATTTATTTAATCTTTGTTCCTGTATTTTAGGATCGTCAGATTGTCCTTCTACCCTATTATAGTAATCAACATAAAGATTAGTAATCTTGTCAATATCCTTAGAAGCTATATCTTCAAATCCATTATACTTATCCATGAACCCTAGATTCCTAAAGAAACCTATATCCGTTGGCTTAGAACGCTCTATTAACTCTCTGCCGTATGTTTCTATCAATTGTGTCTTATTAACCTCTGTACGGTCAAAAGAAGTAGGGTCTTTAGCAGTCATAGATATAATTGATTCCACTTCTTGCCTAACAGCTTCAGGTTGGGTAGCTTTACGTTTCTCTATAATCTTTAAAGCATCTAATGTAGCACGTTTCTCTGCATTGATTAAATCAGCAGACATGTAATCAAGTTTACCATACTTCTTGAAGTAATCAGAATATTTTCCGGAATCGTTATTATCAATATGCGATTGTTCGTGTAAATGTAAAAAGTCTATAAAGTCTTGAGGCTGAGTTAAAATAGATTTCACCTTATCTAAGCTATAACCATCTACCTTAGCCATTCTAGCTAACATAGCTTGCTTTTGTTTAGATGTTTCACTAGGTACTTCGCCGATTAAATACTTCCAAAAGTAATCAGGAGTAAAATCAGTATTAATGTAAATTTTACCTTTACTCAATTCAGCTAATCTAATATTTCCTTTGCCATCATTTAGATCATTTTTAACTTCATAAGGCATAGGATTATTAATTGAATAAACAGGCCCGCCGGCGATAGCTTTTAGAGTAGATATATTAGAACCATACATAGTACCTTCTGAAGGAGTAGTCGATTGTATGCTCTGTAAAGTTTCAACGAATTTATCATAAGTTTCTTTACCACCAAACAACTTACCTACTTTACGTTTGTAATACTCGTATTGTCCTGATACGTCTGATTGATTCAATGCCTTGATAATATTAGGATCACCTTGAGCCAATAAAGCCATCATTTCATCTTTTCCATTAGGACCGGACAATTGATTAAGTATTGGAGTATCTGATAACAAAGGACTTGTAATAAGATCATCAAACATATTATCAATATTCTTAGCAAATGTAGGATTATTCCGATATTCACCGGCGGTTAAAGCATGAGTACCTTCATGTATAATCAAGTTAGCCATTGTACCATCTAAGTTAAATGTTCTATCGGTAGCAACGCTTGTATTAACTGTAATAGCATTATCATTAGCATTGAACTTGCCTGGTCTGTTATAAGGCATATCTGTACTAGAAAAATTAACGCTAACATCACCAGCTAAATCATTTATCTTATCAATGATTTTTAATTGATCTTTAGTTAAATTAGTCTTATCTAAAAGCTTTTTCATATCGCTAAGTTTCATATTGTCAGCATCTATGTTTTGCTGTTTAGCTCTCTGATAAACATACTCTCCTAAATTAACATCTCTTTTACCAATAGGAACTTCAACATTATCTATTTTGTCATATAATGTCAATTTGTCTACGTATTTATAATATTCATTTTCTTGTTTCAAATGATCAGATTCTCTTAAGTAACCTTTACCACTAGAGATTATACCGTGTCCCATCATAGCTAATTGAGTGATTAAACTTTGAGCAATAGCTTTACCTACTCCATGAGTATCATCTTGAGCTGAGAATTGCATAATACTAGGTAATTCAAGTGTAGTACCAGCGGCTACATCCATAAGTCCATTAACAAACATGTTCTTATTGTTAATCATAGCAACTAATCTTTCAGCTTTATCAGGATCAATATTTTGTAATAATTTAGAGTTCTTAACTAATCCATTTTCTATCATTGTTCCGCGTAGTAATCCATTAAATAATACTGTACCGGCAGTCATCATTAAACCTAGATTCTTTGAAGCAGCTTCTATCTCATCTGATGTAGGAGTAACATCTCCAAATATAGTTTGCAAATAAGAAGTAGTAATAGCTGTTGTTAGATTAGGAATAATACTATGCGCCGGTTCAATTAAACTACCTTCTAGAGTAACTCCTTCAGACTTTAAGAATGGCTTAAGATAATCTACAATAGCTTGTACGTTAGGATGTTCAGATATTAAATTTACATTTGGTATCTTATTTATATTAACTGCGTTAGTCATTTTATTGACATGGTTAAATTCATTTAAAGTATTCTCGCTAACTTTAAAGTTACTAAAGACATCTTTAGTAAGCTTAGGAACATCCATTTCTCCAAATGTTTTACCTAACTGCATTTCCTTGGCAATAGATACGCTTCTTTTGACCTTAAAGCTTACTTTCTCAACTCCCTTAGCAACTTTACCACCTATATTAAAAGCTCCTAGTGGAGAGTATATATCGGTTATAAGCGATGTTAAATTAACTCCTGTACTAGCGGCAAAGTCTAATAAATTAGTACCTTCTTCATCAATAGCTTTTAAGTCATTTTGCATTTTAACTAATAAAGGATCTGGAGCATTAGGATCAAATAAACCATCTTCCTTTAATTGATTAGAGTATTTCTCCATACTCATTTGCAATTGACTTTTGATTATATTTTTTATCTCTGAACCACCTATATTTCCTTTTAAACCTAATAGCCCAACTAATCCTTCATTCTGAGCTAATTTAGTTTGTCCTTTAACATATTCGTCATGTTGTTTAGAATCTACAATCCAGCCTAGATTTTGTTGATATACCGCTTCAGTTAAGCTTTTAACTCCACTAAATAAATCAATCCCTTGGTTAGTTTCTAACGGACCAGACAATATACCACCTAATCCTTTAGCCGCGGCTCCGAATATATCAGAACCAAATTGTTTAGATTCAGCGTGCATCATACTTTTAGGATCAATAGAACCTCCTTTAGCCAAAGCGTAATACTTAGAAGCGTCAATAGATTTTATAGTACCTGTATAGTTATCTATAATATCACTAAAATACTTTCTAGCTTTCTCTCTTTGAGGATCAGATTGTCCAGTAGCATCTGCATACATATCTTTTAATGCGACCCTAGCAGAACCGGCATAGCCTCTAGTAGCGTCAAATAGATTACCGTCCTTTTTTAATATAAAGGCATTATAGTAATCTTCTTGATACTGAGGATAAGGATTATTATTAAATTGGTCATATAAGATCGAATCAGCTTGCTTTTTAGCTCGCATGTATTCATCGTTATCATAAACCAATTTCGTATTACCTTGGTCATCTGTGGTAGGTATAAAGACATTTTGATCTAATGATCTAAAAGGATTAGCTTCATTATCTAATTGTCTTTGATATTGTTCAGATTGTTCTTTATCAACTAAAGTTTGTTCTTTTTCAGGAAGTTCTTGATAAGTCTTACGTTTAGGTTTAACCTTAGCAACCTGAGCTTTATCTATAATGGCTTCAGGTTGCATTGGTTGTTCGGTAGTTAATGGTTGAGTAGACTGTCTCGCAGTCTTACCCATATCTTGGAGTATATCGGTTAAAGGCACTCCAAAAGGTACAAATTCATTTTTTTTTTAATTTCGTCAGCCATTATAAGCTCTTATAATTAGTTTAAATTAGTACGATGTTTATTTCTTTTTTTTCTTTTTAGTTGATATAGCTTTACCATACCATTCTTGTTTAAGCTTTTCGATATTAGCTTGTTTATACTTAGCCTGTTCAAGTCTTTGTTGATCACCACTAGCTTGAGCTTCTCTAACTGATAAAGCTAATCCTTCAGGACTATTCCAAAACTGATCTCTAGGAGGTTCTTTATACATAGTATCCGCTGTATCCATTGATAACTTATTAGCGTTAACTTCTCTAAGCAATTGTTCTTTATCAATAGCCTTAGGATTAGGTATAACAGTTTGCTTAGATCTTACCGCCTGTTCAGCTTCTTGTATAGCTCTAGCTTTTAATTCTTCGTCTGATTCTCCACCACCTAAACCGCGTCTAAAATTATTCCATGTACCAGATTCTACGTTACCAGATTTAGCCTTTTGTAGATTTTGCATAGTTTCTTCAGAACCACTTTGAGATTCTACTATTTTATCTTGAGGTATAGGAATAGCTTGTTGCTGTATAATATAGTTTAAATCTTCCATCGATATTGGTTGCCCACTAGCTTTACGTTTATAAGCTTGATCAACTATTATATCTTTAATTTTCGGATCCATATTATTCTCCTAATTGTAATGGATTTTGACCTTTAGGAGCATTGGCTTGGATACCTCTACCGCCTAAAGTATTTAACTGTCCACCTGTAGCTCTAATATTACTTCCATCAGTAGTTGTAAGATTATGATTCAAACCCATTTGTTTGCCACTAGCATCTTGCTGAGGTTTTCTATATATCAAGTCTTGACCAGATTTAGATTTAAACGAAACACCTGTAGTAGGAGGATTTTTTAATAACTGTTGTAAATCAAATACTGTTTTAATCTTAGGATTAGGCTCTGATTGACCAGTACCGGAATTATATGTCCAAACAGAATTTGCAGGTAATTTACCATCTCTATCTGACAATATCCAATTAGAAGCAAATTCAGAAGAAGTCACTTGACTTGGAGCTACATCAACTGTTGTACTAGCTCTTTCAGGATAAGATATATTTTGGAATTTAAATTCTTGTCCTGTAGCTACCATATCATGTCCAGAAGCATCAGTAGCAGTAGGAATTTTTTCCTTTTTATCACTAGACCTCATGTCTATTTTAGAACCGCCATAATAAATATTAGTACCCATTCCTTCAGATACTTTGCTAGAATAATCTGCAGTAGGAGCTTTAACTTCAACTTCACCTTGTTTAACAGATTGCTGTATTCTATCAGATTGTTGTTTAGCGTAATCATTAAGAAAAGATTGTCTTTGATTAGCCATCATTAAATAAGGATTATTGTTGGCATTATAATTATCTCCAGCTCCTATTTGTAATAAATCAGCACTATCCATTAACGATTCCATTGTATAAGGCATTTCATCTTTTATACTAATACCTTTGTCTTGAATAGTGGTAATAGTAGGTTTATATTTAACTTCTCCACCTTGCCATTTGCCACTTGAATCTAACGAGAAACTAGCTTTTTCTCCAGCACCTGCTTTAGCTGTAATAGCTGTTTTAGACTTATTAGGCTCATTTAAAGGCAATGATTTGTCTGTAGTGATAGATTGCATAGGTTTGTCTATATTATCCTCTCCTAGGTCTTGCAAAGGGGCAACAATATCTTTAGCTGTTTGCATACCGATAGTAGTTCTATCTTGAATATCTTGAGATGAAGTACCTTTAAGTTTAGACATACTTTCTGATATAGGTAGAACATTTATCATTTCATTAGCAACAGCTTCAGCAGATTTTCTATTGACTGTCGTTGAAGCTGCGACTGTCCTTATACCTTGTTCTTGTAGTAAAGCAGCTTTATTACCTTCTTCATTGCTAATATTGACAATAGGAGCGAATCCGGGTTCAGACTGTAATTCAGCTTTCTTTAATGCCATAGCTTGATTAA